AAGGCCGCTGGTACAACAACAATTAAGGCTACAATTACAGATATGCCTGACATTGATGCTAACGTTATTGTAACAGTTGAATAATCATTATGTATTGCAAGTATTGTCAATGTATCACAAAGAGTGTATTTGAGCAGTATTTAAACTGCTCACTCTCTCGTGATTATTGTTTAAAACAGAAGTTCTGTCATAAAGAAAACAAACCTGTGCATACAGATGATTGGCAAAAATGCCCTAGATTAGTAAAAGAGGAGGATAAGAATGAGAATTTTCAAAAACAAACAAAATAAAGAAGAAGTAACTATTGAAAGTAATAAAGACTTAGAAACTCCTGTAGTGGCTAAGGAAGAAATCAAAGAAGAAAAGAAAACTACTAGAACAACAACTAGAAAGAAAAATACTGTAAAAACAGTATGTAGGGTTTTGGTTGCTACACCTTCATATTTTGTTATAGATAAAAACGGTGAACAAATCACTGTCAACAAGAAAAATAATTATCATAGAAATGAAGAAATTTTATATTAATTTCTTCTCTTTATATAGAGTATTCATTGGGAATTTATTGGGTTCGACTCCCAAACTCTATGCCAAATATTGTTGATAGGAGGGGTCAAATGGATTGGAATGCGATACTTGATGAAATTAAGACTATCGGTACTGCACTTGGCACCGTAATATTTACTGGTTATATCACATATAAGACTTTTAGTTCAAAATTAGAAAAATGGAGACAAGAAGATAAGGTTAATGTTCCTAAAAATATAGAGAAACAATCTAAACTTGATTGTGAAATTATGACAGAGGCAGATAAATTGAAAGAATTGTTAAATGCTGATAGAGTACAAATATATGAATTTCATAATGGGATACATTATGCAAATGGGCGTAGTGCTCTTAGGACATCTTGTACTTATGAGGCTTGTCGTTTTGGCGTAGAGGGGTATATAGACAGATTAAATGGGATACCTCTTAGTGTTATACCAACATTTATTAAAACCTTGTTAGATAAAGGGGAACTATTAGTAAAAGATTTAGAAGATATAAAAGAAACAATGCCTTCTACATATAACTTAAAAAAATCAATGAGCATTCAATCGTTCTATGATTTTGCTATCCATAATACAAATGGAGAACCTGTGGGCTTTGTTGCAGTGCAATTTTGCGGTGGAGATATTAAAAATTTAAACAAGGATGCAGTAAAAAGATTTGCTTGGTTTGTGGAGAGTAAATTGTTAGAAATGTAATTTTCAAGGAGGCTATCTATGGAAACTAAAGAACTTTGTGAAAAGATTAAAATTTTATTAAAAAAGAAAAAGAGTTTTGTAGATATTTGTAAAGAGCTACAACTAAAGGATTACGAGGCAATCGGATTAGTTAATTTGATGAAACAAGATGGTGAATTGATTGATTATGTTAATGGTGAATTAGTAAGATTAAAAACACCGCCAAAGACTAATGATGTTTATCAAGTTTCTACAAATAGCACTCATATTCCACTATTATTAATAAGTGATACTCATTTATGTAGTAAATATGATAGATTAGACATTTTGCGTTATTTATATGATAAGGCAGAAGATAGAGGTATCAAATATATTTTGCATAGTGGAGATTTTACAGATGGTCGTTCTAATAGACCAGAACATATTTATGAATTAAAAGAAACGTCGTATGAAGGACAAGTTGATTATTGTGTAGACAAATACCCAACTTTTAGTGGCAAAACTTATGTTATAAGCGGTAATCACGATGATTGGTGGTATAAATCAACTGGTTCAGAGATAGTTAAAGCTATTGCTAAAAGAAGAGACGATATTGTTTACTTAGGTAGCGATGTTGCTGATTTGAAAATTGGAAAATTAAAAATAAGATTATTTCACGGAAAAGGTGGAAATGCTTATGCAAAATCTTATAAGGTACAAAAATACTTAGACTCTATACCTTTAGAAGAAAGACCACATATATTGCAAACTGGGCACGTACATCAGAGTTTTTATATGAAACAAGATGATACACATTGCTTCCAAACTTCTTGCTTAGAAGATTTAACTCCATTTGCTAGGAGTATGGGGCTTGCTAATGACAAGTCAGTTTGGTGGGTTGATGTTAATATTGACGATAGAGGAAAAATTGAAAGTATTAACCAAGAGTTAGAGACTTTCAATACAAAGAAGTTGGTGAGAAGAAAGTGATTGATGCAGTCCTGAAACTTATATTGGCAGTTTTTGTATTGTCAATGATTATATTTCCAGTTTATGTTAATTTGTTTAAAGAACGATTGTGGGAATATGTGAAACAAAAGTTGGAAGAACAAGAAAAACACGATAAGTTAGTGAGAAATATGAAACAAAGGAAGAAGGGCAATCAAGGAAAAAGTATCATAAAATAGGGAGGCTATACTATGATTTTGGGGTTAGATATGGCTACCAAAAAAACAGGATATGGTCTGCTTGACGAAGAGGCTAATCTGTATGATTATGGTGTCATTCGTACTACAAGTGAAGAGCCAAGAGATAGAATACGTGAAGTATACGATGCTATTGAGGCTATAATTAACAAATATAATATAGAACATATGGTGTTTGAAGATGTGCCAGTAACAAATCATAATAATTTAAAGACTGGAAAAGATTTGTGTATATTGCAAGGTGCAATCTTATCGTTATGTTTTAAATATAATATAGAGTATTCTTTTTATGCTCCGTCTTCTTGGAGAAGTTTAATTGGAACTTATGATGGGACAAGACAGGGTATGAAAAGAGAAATTCAAAAGCAAAGAGCTGTAGATAGAGTAAATGAAATTTATAACTTAGGTTTTGTATATAATGCTACAGAGACCAAAACTAGACATACAGATGATGATAAAGCAGAGGCTATATGTTTAGGATTGGCTTATATAGAAGATATTAGTAAATAAGGAGGATTATTATGGAAGTTATTACAGTTAAAGAGAAAAAAATTACATTAAAGAAAGATTACTTAACAAATGGAGAGGTAAATTATATTGTAGGAGAGGTTTTAAAAATTTATGACCAATCAGGAGATATAGATGGTTATGATTATAGTCCTTTAGCTATGATTACAAACTTTTACGCTTTATTGTTTGCAGAATGTATTGAAGGTTACGACCTTGATGACGTAGATATGTATAATGAATATTATAATATCGGTACACAATATGAATTATTGAGAGTTGTAACTAATGCTGATGAGGCTTATCATTTAATGATGTCTTTATCAAAACAAATCAATAGTATAGAAAATACTGTGAACAGAAGTCTTCAAAAAATTGTTGGTATGATTTCAGATAAAATACCTGATGCCAAAACTATGACAAAAATGGTTAATAAATTACCAAAGGAATGGCAAAAGGCTGTAGATGATTACAACCAAATTACAGGTAAAGAAGAAAAAAAAGAAGACGAATAAGTCTTCTTTTTTTTAGGAAATAACAAAAATTGAGGGAGGAGGCTGGGTTTATGGCTAGTATCAATTATGTAGCCAGCACAACTCAATTAAACAAGGAATTATCAGATATATTAGAAAAGGTCATTGATGCTGTTTCTGAGACCCTATTAAAGGATTTTAGGCAGCATTTGGATGCTACTATTTATGCCGCTCCCAAAGGAGATTATGTTCGTAATCGTGAAAATGGGGGTTTTTATGCTGGTTGGGAAATAAAAAAAGACCAGTCAAGTGCACTTAAAGGTTATATTAGAAGATTAGCATTTGATGGAGGAAACTTAGTTGCCCCTTCTGATTATAATGGATGGGCTCACGGTGGTAATTGGGGAGGTTCACCAGGTGGAGACCAAAGAGGAAAAATGTATTGGATTTTAAACGATATACAATCAAATAACGATTATTCTTATGCAGGTGGTGCTAAGTATTTAGAAAATAATGATGGATATTGGAATACATATTTGGCAAATATAGATGATAAAATAGAGAAATGGTTAAATGATGAATTTAAAAAATATGGAATAGTGAGGAGGTGAATTTAGATTATGAATAAGGAATTTTACATTAAATTACAAGCGAAGTTAGAAAATAATGAAAAAACAGTTGCAGAGCTTAATAATCAGATTAAATCGTTACAAGGCAAAGTTTCAAAATTACAATTAAAGGTTGACTCACAAAAAGTTTCTAAAGCCGATAAACAATTAAAATCATTTAATGATACAGCTAAAGAAGGACAGAAACAGGCTGATAAATGGAATTATTCTTGGAGCAAAGCTTTTCAATCGTTTACCACATATATGTCTGTAACAACGGTGTTCTATCAAGTTATACATACAATAAAAGATATGATTAGTGAAGTTACCGACCTTGATGGGGCATTAGTAGAATTGAAAAAAGTAACCGATTTAGAAGGAGAGTCTTTACAGAGATTTACAAAAGAAGCCTATGCTGCTGGTGCAAATGTTGCTAAAACTGGTACAGAAATGGTTGAGGCTGCTACATCATTTGCTAAGGCTGGTTACAATGAAGACCAAATTCTACAGCTTGGTGAAGTTGCTGCAATGTATACTAATATTGCTGACGAAGCTATTAGTAGTGCCGATGCCGCAGATTTTATTATTGCACAATTAAAAGCATTTAATTTAGAGTCTGATGATTTGAACAAAACATTGGAAAATTCTTATCACATTATAGATGCGGTTAATGAGGTTTCAAATAACTTTGCTGTAAGTTCTTCAGATATTGCTACTAATTTAGGTAAAGCAAGTTCAGTTATGGCGAACGCTGGTAACAGTATGGAACAAATGATTGGTTTAATGACTGCTGGTACTGAGGTAACACGTAATGCTAGTAAAGTGGCAAATGGATTAAAAACTATTACCCTACGTCTACAAGGAATGGACGATGAAGGAGAAAAGAACCTAGAATTAATGTCTCAAATGGAGGGATTATTTAATAAGTTAGGAAAGACGGTTTATAATACCGACGGTACGCTTAAAAATACTTATGATTTATTAGGTGAGTTAGCAGATGTTTATCCAACATTAACGGCTGCTGAAAAGGCGTATGTTACCGAAACTATTGCTGGTAAGTATCAAGCACAAAATGCTGCTGCTATTTTATCTAACTGGAAAACTGCTGTTGACGCAACTGCCACAGCATTAGACTCGCAAGGCAGTGCTATGAAAGAAAATAGCAAATACCTGGATAGTATTCAAGGTAGGATGGCAAACTTTAATAGTGCTTTTGAGCAATTGTCTCAAAGTGTTATGAGTAGCGATTTGATAAAATGGTTTATTGATTTAGGTACAGCTATTGTAAATATTGCAAACAGTGACTTTGGTAAATTCTTAACCAAGTTTACTTTATTGTTTGTTTCAACAAAATCTGGTATTGTTATAATTGGAAAATTAATAGACACATTTAAAAAATTTGGAAAGTCTATATCTAGCACTTATAGTGTTTTGCAAAAGTATAACGAACTCAATATCTTAACTAAAAACTCAACTAACGGTGTAGTAACCGCAGAAGAGGCTAAAATTTTAGTTCAAGGTAAGGCAATTTTGACTCAATTAGCCTTAAATGCTGCTATTGCTGCTGGAACAATTATTTTAATGGCTGCGGTATCAGCATATCAAAACGCGAAGGCTGCTCAAGAAGAACAAATTAAAAAGGTATCAGAGAATGCTCAGGCTTATGAAGATGAGGCTAGTAGCATAGATAATACTATTAAGAAATTCCAATCTTTAAGAGAAACATTAGATGACAATACATCTAGTTATCAAGACGCCTTGAGTGCAAGAGAAGAATTGATAGAAATACAAAAAAGTTTAAAGAAGGAATATGGCGATGAAGCAGATGATATTGATTTAGTAACTGGTTCTATTAGTGAACAAATAGAAAAGTTAAAGGAATTAAAAGCTCAACGTGCCAAAGATTATTTGAGCGATAACCAAAGTGGTTACAATAACGCAAAAAAAGAAGTATACGGAAAGAATAATCATAGAAGAAATATGCTTATAGGCTCTGGTTATATTGATGTGAGAAATTATGACTATGCCGTAAAACATAAACAAATGACCGAAGAAGAAGCTAAGGTGTATAAAGAAAGAATAGCCAACGCAGAAAAATTTGATAAAGATATGCAGGATATTTTAAAAAAATATTCTACTAAAAACTCTGTGAGGGATGATGGTCAAGGATTTATCAGTTTTAATACTAATAGTGTTGATAAATCTAAGAAAGCTTTAGAAGAGGTTAAAAAGTATCTTCAAGATAATGAAAAAGAAATTGTAAAATCTGGTATTATGTCTCAAGAGTCATTTAACTTTAGGTTGAATGAAGTTGATAAAGAATTAAACAATATAACTAAGAAATTTGGAGATAGTTATAAAGCAATAGAAGAATATGAAGACAAAATGAAGGACGCTGCTGGTTGGGAGTCTTTTAAAGGTAAACTTGAGGAACTATCTAAGACTACAGTTTTAAACAAAGATAATATTAAGGAACTATTAAAAGAATATCCTGGTCTTGAAGACGCTTTAAACAAAAATGATATTACTATTGATAAGTTAATTAAAGATTTTCAAAATCTTAGTACAGTCACTGACACACTTATTTCTAATAACGAAGGTCTAGCAGATACTTTAGCTAATATTACTTTAGATGGTAAAGTAGACCAAACAGAAATGAATGAATTGCTTGAGAAGTTTCCAACTTTGAAAGAACAGTTAGAGGGTACTGGTTATACTCTTGATGATATTATTGACAAATTCCCTGCCTTATTATATGCTGCCACAGGAACATTTGGTAGTATTATCGATGATTTGGATAATTTACAATCTGCATATGAAACAGTAACCTCTGCCTTAGAAGAATATAATAACACTGGTTATTTTTCAATAGACACGTTAGAACAATTATTAGTTTTAGACCAAAAATATTTGGATGCTTTAGTGGATGAGAATGGGGTCATTAGGGATAATACCTCCGCATTTCAAGTTTTAGCTAATGCTAAATTAGACGAATTACAGGCTTCAGAAGATAGCAGATATATGAAAGAATTAAATCGTCTAGCGTCTTTAAATGAGGCTGGTGCCGCACAGTTGGCTGCTAGTAGTATCAATGCACATAAAGACGCAATGGCTGGACAAGAGGTTAATGCCGAGGCTTTACGAGCTCAAATTCAAAAGAATATTGAGGCATTTAATGAAGAGTCTTCAGCAGCATTAAAAGCTGCTTATGATGTTAATGAGGCTACACACAAAAGAAACAATGCAATCATAAACAATACCCGTCAGGGTTTAAAAAGTAATTACAAAGTTTCAATAGGTGGTTCTAGTAAAAAATCATCAAGTAACAAATCTAAAAAATCTGAAAAAGAGTGGTGGGAAACTGAACTTGAAAAATTGAAAAATCAATTCAAGTACAATGAAATCACTATTGAAGAATATATTAGAGGTTTAGATAACTTACTTGGCAGGGTACAAAAAGGAACAGATGCTTGGCGTAAAATTAATGAGGAACTTCAAAAGCAACGTTTGACTAAAGTTGAAGACGATTACAAACGTGGAACTATCAGTCTTGATGAGTACATTAAGAAGTTGAAAGAATTAATTAAGGCTTATAGACAAGGTTCTGATGCTTGGAATGATTTAGCTGACAAAATCAAGAAAGCACTTCAAGATAAAGCAGATAAACAAAAAGATGATTTAGATACCGCTGAAGATGCTGCTGTAGGTATTATTGATGATGAAATTGATAAGTTGAAGAAACTTAAAGAAGAGCAGGAAGATTATTACGATAAGTTAATCGATGATAAAAAAGCAGCTAACGATGAAACAGAAAAGGAATTAGAATTAGCAAGACTTCAAGAGGCTTTAGCAAATGCTCAAAAAGAAAAAACTAAACGTGTATGGCGTGAAGGCATTGGTTGGGTATGGGAAGCCGACCAAGAAGCAATAAAAGATGCTCAAGAAGCTTTAGATGAGTTTAATAAAGAACAAGAACTAGACGCGTTAGAAAAACAAAAGGATGAAGCTATTAAGAATATTGAAGACCAAATTGATGCTTGGGAAAAATATAAAGAGTCTTGGGAAAACGTTGCTGATGATTATGAAACACAACAGGCTCGTATGACGTTAGCTCAACAATTAGGAGCCGATGCTGAAGCTAAAATTTTACAAAAACGACTAGACGTGTTAGAAGATTATAAATCTAAATATCTAGCAACAATGAAGGAAATTACTAATTTAGAAAATACACCTTCAGACAAGTTAAATGGATATAATACACCTAAAGATACAAATACAATAAATGGTAATAGTGGTTCAGGAGGTTCTTCTTCTAGTGCCCCATCATTAAATAAGGGTTCTTATGTATCAGTTAAACCTGGTACTAAATGGTATTCAAATTCTTATGGTGGTGGCAATAGTGGTACGGCACGTTCTGGAACTATTAAATATATCAATAATGGTGGAAGCCATCCATATAACATTGATGGTTTAGGATGGGTTAAAAAGTCAGATATTGTTGGTTACAAGAATGGTGGTATGGTTGATTATACAGGTTTGGCTATGTTACACGGTACAAAGTCAAAACCAGAATTTGTTTTAAATAATGACCAAATGAAGAGTATGTTGTCGAACTTTATTAGACCACAAACATCTAGCAATCTTCCTTCAAAGAATGCAAGCGTAACAAATTATAATTTTGGTAATATTGAATTGCCAAATGTAAGCAATGCAAAACAATTTGTAACAGAATTAAAATCTTTAGTAAATATAACAAAACATCAATAGGGTACCGACATTTATGTCGGTTCCTCTTGGTGCTGGATAAATAAAAAAAAGAAAGGAGGATGTATATGATTTATCAACCACGTAATGTGCAACCATCTGGTTCTTCTATTGATGGGAGTATTAATAACACGTTTACAATGGAAGTTCAAACGAACTCTTATATCTCTGCATATCAATTATTAATTGTTGATTTTAATAACAATGATATATATACAGGCACAAAGACTACATTAACACAGAATTTATATAATGGGGATACTTTATCTATTCCAGTCAATGCTAGTAGTGTACATTTGAGTAATGGTACAAACTATAAATGGCGTGTTAGATTATATCAACCTAATCCCGATATGTTAATTACATATGGGCTTGTACAAAGTGCTAGTACTACAACAAATGTTTATTTACAACCAAATATTAACATAAAGGCAGGAATGATACTAACAATCAATAGTCAAAGTAAGACTATCACATCATACGATGTTAGCACTGGCTTGGCGGTAGTTGGCAGTGCATTTTCATCTGCTCCATCTGTAGGTGCACAATATCAAGTTTATTCTGATTTTATAGAAACAATTCCAGATTATATTGTATATGCCAGAGAAAATCCAACGGTTTCTATTAACAATGTGCCAACTTCTCTTACTTTAAAATATCATACATTTCAAGGTGTATACACGCAATCTGATAATGTGCCTATTGTGTATCATCAATTTGACTTATACATCAGAAATGATGATGGTACTAATAAATTAGTCAATTCATCTGGAAAAGTTTATTCCGCTAATTTATCATATACTTATGACGGCTTTAGAACTGGTAACACATATTTAATTAAGTTGACAGTAGAAAATGATATGGGCATTATAGCAGAAACAGATTTATATACTTTTAGTGTTTCATATGATATTGTTGAATACTTGCAACAACCTAGAGTCGTATTTGATAGCAAACAGAATGCTATTGATATTGCTTGGGTGACACCAGTTGAACATAATGCTACATCTAGTAGTGGCGGTTTTACTTATTTATATGATACGCCTTATAGCGGGGTAAATTCTTTGTATACAAACGGTTATACAGTTGATTGGCAAGCACCAGATGGATTGTGTGTATTGCCAAATGATTTCAATATCACATTGCAGTTTAGTCCCGACTCTGGCTTTTTTTATGATGAAAATGGGGCATATAAAGAACGTGTAATACTAGTAGATACTGAAGTTGATGGCAATGGTAATTCTGGTAGGTTCCAAATTATAATTGATAAAAACAAGATTATATTCACACAACAACCAGATATATCATTAGAAAGCAGTTTTTATACAGATAAAACACAAACCTTTGTATTGACAGACACTGGTGTTGCTCAAATAAATAGTGATTATATTTGGGATGATACCGCTACTTGGAATGATGATTATATATGGACTGAGGGTGGTACATCTATAGAGCGTGTATGCAATCACTGGTGGAAAGTTCAAATTACTAATACATCTATAAGAGTAGAGGAAATATTCCCTACGCAATAATGAAGGAGGATAAAATATGTTATTAACAAAATTAACAGTGAATAACAGTGTAAAATTAGACTTTCTTCATTTGGAGGAGGCTTCTTCTAATAATACTGATATTTTTAGTATTCCAAAATATAAGCCAACATTAAATAATGACTCGAGATTTTTAGCGACTTTTGATAATGCAACAACTACAGCACGTGGTATTGCAGACGTCGCTTTAGGTTATAATTTCTCAGTGTATAGAGAGGTTAATAATACAAATCAATTAAAATATATAGCAAGATTAGGTGAGGGTGCTTTAACTATGACCGATTATAATGTTGTTAATGACACAACATATAAATATTATATATTTAAAGAGGACGAGTCTGCTATTTCTGAGGCGGTTGCTTCTAATAGTATTACGACTTGTTGGTGGGACTGGTCTTTAATAGATTTAGTGCCAAGTACTACTGAAAAAGGATTGTATTATGCTAACCCAAATGCAATTTGGAAGTTTAATCTTAATATTTCTAGTGGCGGAGTGTCACAAAATGTAAATAATACAACTTATAACAATTTAACACGATTTCCTAAAATATCTTCTGGTAAATTAAATTATGCTTCTGGCACTTTAACTTGTTTATTAGGAGACGTACAAAACACAAACGATGGTCAAATCGGATATGTTGAGAGTGCTGCTCTTTTAGAGTCTTGGAATGATTTTTGTGCCAACGGAAACATAAAGTTGTTAAAAGACAGAAAGGGTAATGCTATGCTTGTAATGATTACAAGTACATCTTCTCAGGTCGATGATGTTTTGAGAGAACAGGTTAATACCATTACATTCTCTTGGACTCAAATAGCAGATGCTTCTAGTATTACTGTTATTGGTGCATAATGGCTAATTATAGTATAAAAGCTCTAGCAGACCAAACAAATAATGTTTTATGGAGTCAATATGGCGAAGTCTTACGTTTAGTAGATAGCTCTAGTATTAGTATGAGTTATTTAACAGATGTGTTGAAAAGACCAACTATAAAACCTCGTTTTAGATTATTTGTTCTTAATCCTGATGAGACTATCAATTATGAAATTCCAGAAGAAGATATTATTATTAATTCTGGTAATTTTACAGAGAATTATCAGAATGGTCAAAGGAAGAGTGTAAACATAAATTTAATAAATATTGACGGAAAATATACGCCCAGCATTAATACAATATGGGTTCACGATAGATTTCGTTTTGATATAGGAGTAGAGTTTGATGGTCAGGTTTATTGGTTCCCAAGAGGTATTTATATCTTAGGTAATCCGAGTGCAGACCATCAAGACTCTGACAAACAAGTCAGTTTAACTTTGGTAGACAAATTTGCTGTATTAGAAGGTAAGGCTGGTACTTTAGAGGCAACTTATGAAATTCCTGTAGACTCAGATATTGAACAAGCTATTATGGGGATTTTAACGTTAGATAATGGGTCTGGTTATCCAATTGATTTAAAGCCTATTATTTATGATAGGGCTTTTAAAGGTTTGAAGATGCCATATACATTATCTAAAGATGCAGGAAGCACATTAGGAGAAATGCTTTTAGAAATTGGTACTATCTTAAATGCAGAGGTTTATTATAATTCGCAAGGAAATTTGTGTTTTATTAATATTAATGAGACGACGCTGGATGTCCAAAAAGCATCGTTATGGGATTATTCTGATGAAGATAGAGATTATGGTAGTGCTACTGCTAATTACGATTTTGAGAATGCCGTAAATGAGGTACACGTTGTTGGAGATAATATTAACAACGAGATATTTTCGGCAATGGCAAAAAATGAAAATCCAGTATCTCCATTATGTATACAACGTATTGGTCGTCGTATTGAATATATCAACGACAGTAACATATATAGTGATGATTTAGCACAACAACGTGCCAATTATGAATTAAGAAAATTTGGTATCTTGAAAACTACTATGAATATTCAAGTATCTTTTAATCCACTTTTATTTGTTAATAATTTGGTAACAATTACTGATAAATACTATAATTTGGCAAGAGAAAGGTTTCTAATTCAATCAATATCATATACTATCGGTAATGAGTCACAAATGACCATAAGTTGTTCTAATATTGTCAACTTTAACCAGTACGCAAGTGGGGTGATGTAACGTGGATTTTGACGTAAAACAAATTGCTGAATTTAAGAAAGTAATAGAAGACATTGTAGACGCTCGTTTGAAGAGTTATGGTATTACTTCTTTTGTGGCAGCTGTTGTAACTAAGGTTAATGACGATGGTACAGTCAACGTTACTATACCACCTGATAATAGCAGATTTGTAAATAATGTATTAAATAAAAGTAATGAGTCGTTATCTACTGGCGACTCTGTTGAATTATGTACTAAAAATGGTAGATTATCCAATGCTTGGGTAGCTATCAAACACGGTAAAAGTGTATCTGGTGGTTCGCTAGAAGACCGTGTAAAGTACCTTGAAGATAACGCTCTTATCTTCGTAAAAACAGGAGAATATAACGGATAAAAGGAGTGAATTAATATGAGAAATTACTCGATTAGGGGGGGGGACACATCAATAAGATTGTTGTGCCCTCTAACTTTCAAGAGAAAGGAGGTATGTTATAGTTAATATACCTCTTTTTGGTATAACAATCTTTGCGATTTTTTTATGAATAAAGGCAAAACATATGTAAAAAATAGTCCCGTCCTTATAAATGCAAGTTCGATATTGTATGAGGGGGGGGGCAAGACGCTTGATAAACTCTTTGATTTAGTTTATCCAGTTGGCAGTGTCTACATAAGTACTAATTCCACAAGCCCAGAAACACTTTTTGGTGGTAAATGGACTAAAATAGAGGGTAGATTTTTATGGGCTACAACAAGTACCCCTAAGACTACAGGTGGTAGCACCACAACAAATGATACTATATTAACGATTGACCAGATACCAAGTCATACGCATATTGTGCAGAGTGGTGATGGTGCTAACGGTCGATTTATGGGTTATGCACGAGAGACTAACCCGATTAGTGGGTCAAGCAATTATTATATTAAATATGATGGTGTAACCGCAAATCCTCAAAGATATATAAATAATAGCTATACAGGTGGAGGACAAGGACACTCACATACATATATGCCGCCATATTTTGAAGTATATATGTGGTATAGAACTGCTTAATAATGCGTCGAATTTTATGACTAAACCTTATGGAAGAATTTATAAAAATAAAACAAACGTTTCTATAGATGTATTGGACTTATATAATGTATGGCCAGTTGGTTCGATATATATATCTGTCAATAATACGAACCCATCTACATATTTTGGTGGAACTTGGGTAAGTTTTGGTGCTGGAAGATGTTTAGTAGGGGTAGATACTTCACAAACAGAATTTAATACAGTACAAAAGACTGGTGGAGAAAAAAGACATACATTAACAGTAAATGAAATGCCAAGTCACAATCATCATTTTTTTAGAGGAACAGATGGTACAAATTATTTTGGGGTTACTGGTAAGGAACCTAATGGTGGTAGCCCATATCAAGTTGATACAAGCTCTGCTGGTGGCGGTCAATCGCATAATAACTTACAACCTTACATAACAGTCTATATGTGGAAGCGTACAGCTTAAAGCAAAGATTAAACTATAACGTAATATTATGGATTACGGTACAATTAAACACAAAAATAATAATACGCAACTTCTTTCTCAATCAATCTTACATCAGTATGAGGGGGGGGGCAGCGTAGTCTAAATACAATTCTTGATAATATATACCCAATAGGTTCTATATATTTATCTATATATAACACCAATCCTTCTGAATACTTTGGAGGAACCTGGGAGCAGGTCGCTGGTGGAAAATATTTATTTGGTGTCGGAGGTACGGATGGTAATGTTACACCAGGTAGCACTGGTGGGGCTTGGAGCCACACGCATAGTTTAGATACAAATACTGCTATAGCAGTAATTCAATTAAATAATAAAGGTACTATATGGTATAGAGAAAGAAACACTGGTATTAATAATACAAAGAATTACACGTATACAGCAAGTGCTACAGGTAAACCTCAAGAAAATAGTAGCCCTTATGGTGCAAAATTGCTTGGGGACACAAGCTCAGTAAAAGTAATTCCTCCGTATTATGCGGTATATATGTGGAAAAGAATTAATTAGACGTAGCGAATATTATGAAAAATATTGGCGATATAAAAAATAAAAATATAGATGCTCTCCTAAACTCAAAGAATATTTACTATGAGGGGGGGGCAAGACTTTAAATAATATAATTTACCCGATAGGTTCGGTCGTTATAAGAGTTGACAGCCAAAACCCTTCATACTGGTATGGGGGAACTTGGGAACTATTATGTCCAGGTAGAACGATGGTGTGTATTGACACCAATGATAGCGATTTTAATGTTATTAAGAAAACTGGAGGTAGTAAATACCTACAAAAACATCATCACGGTATTCCACAGGCTCATCCTTGGAATAACAAGACTAGTAACCACTGGAGTTTGTTAAGAACTCAAACTGAGTATGTCACTGAATATAATGTGGATACTAGTGATACTGGAGATGGTAATAGTGGAAACTTGCAACCTTATATGGTCGTTTATATTTGGGTAAGAACAAAATAATTTAAAGTCGTATTTATGAATAAAGGAAATACTTATAATAAAAATCAACAAGCTCTCATAACTTGTAACAATATACTTTACGAGGGGGGGGGCAACGTTAGATAGGATTTTATATCCTGTCGGAAGTATTTATATGAGTGTTAACTCAACAAACCCTAGTCAATTATTTGGCGGCACGTGGCAAGAAATAACTGGTAGATTTTTGTATTGTACTAATAATAGTAAAGAACTTGGTGGTAGCAATACGACTGGAAGTACTGTGCTGGATGTCAGCCAAATACCAGGTCATCAACATATGGGAAGGAACTACTCTAATAACTGGAATGCTGGAATATCTATACCACCTGGTAGGTCTTATGCTAAAAATTACGCTGGAGGTAATGGTCAATGGGCTTATAGTGCTGACCAATGGATAGGTGGTAGTGAGATAAATGAAATGGTTGAAACAGGATTTACAGGTGGAGGTCAAGGACATACACACCCACAAAATTTACCACCATATTTTACAGTTTATTGTTGGTATAGAGTGAGTTAATAATAAATACAAATAACGTAAAAGAATTATGACTAATTATGGAAAAACAAAAGTTAAAGATTTACCTGTCTTAATCTCAGACAAAAGCATCTTTTGTGAGGGGGGGGCAGGTTATTAAGTGATATTATTTATCCAGTAGGGTCTATTTATATTAGTGTAAATTCTACCAATCCTAGCGTTTATTTTGGTGGTAGTTGGGAGCAAATAAAAGATAGATTTTTGCTTGCTTGTGGTGACACTTATAATAATGGTATTTTTGGAGGAGAGGCAAAACATAAATTAACAGTAAATGAAATGCCAAGTCATAGCCACGATATGGATGAGGAGTCTTATGGTGGTGGAGGCTACAAAAATAAAATGGGTATTCGACAAGATGGTGGTGGTTCAAGCCATTGGACTCCTCAATATGCACAAACAACAAGTTATTCTACATATAAACCAACATATACAGGCGGTGGTCAAGCTCATAATAATATGCCTCCATACTTTACGGTATATATATGGAAAAGAACTGGGTAATATCACAAAACCGATTTTATGGCAAAATCATATGGAAAAATTTATCAACATAAGAACAACGTTTCAATTACATCTACAGATGTGTACAATTTATATCCTGTAGGCTCAATATATCTATCAGTTAATAATACCAACCCTTCCGAATACTTTGGAGGCATCTGGGAAAAGGTTTCTGGTGGATATATTTATTGTGCAAGTACATCTTTAGAGAAAACTAATTATTATGGCTGGGGTACTCAAAGTCATACACTAAATGTTGACCAAATACCAAAGCACGGACATTGGGTTTTAGCACTAAATAAGAACCCTAATGGTTATAATTACAGTTCCAATATGGACTATGACTCACCAGGTGATAAATATGCAGTAGATTATTCGACTACATACAATATTGATGAACGTGGCTGGGGAAATAGTGTTGGAATGCAAATGACTGGAGGAAATCAAGGGCATACTCACAATATAGCTACTATAGATGTATTTATGTGGAAACGTGTTGCTTAGAAAGAAGGGATAAAATGGCTTTATATAAAGAAATCGTCGAAGATAATGGTGTTGTGTCAAAATATTTTAGAATTTCTAATATATCATTTAATATTGACAGCAAAAATATTTCTGTTAGTGTTAAAGAATATGCAGACAGCACTTATCGTGACAAAGAAAAAGAAATAAAAAAAATACAAGAAGATATTAATAACAGACAATCTGAAATAAACATTCTTAATGAAGATTATAGAAATAACGAAGAAGAAATATTGAAACAAAATAAAGAAATGGCTGTTTTAGTAAATGAATTAAATGAATTAAATACTAAAAACTATTCTGTAGGCGAAAAGCAGTATAATTTCGATTTTGAAGATAAAGATTATTCTATGTCGGATTGTTATAATTTATTAAAAGAATTAGATGTATTTGAAGATAGTGTTGATGTTTAAAAGGAGGGATATTTATGGCTCAACAAACATTGAATAATGGTGTATCTGGTAAAGTCTTTAGAGATATTTTAAATCAAAATTTTACAGACCTTTACACAAATAAAGCACTAAAAAATCACGCTTCTACGACAACTGATTACGGTGTAGCAACTGGTACAAATTACGGTCACATTAAAGTCACAACTGGTAATGGTTTAAATCTTACAAGTGGAACCTTATCATTAGCGGCAGCTACTACATCTGATGCTACAGCTGGCACAGCTACAAATATGGTTATGACACCAGCGAGAGTGAAGGATGCAGTCAACGCTTATGGTGTAATGAGTGATGGAAATACAATTATTAAAGTTGGGAGGACACAACCAACAGCACAAACAGGTAAAACAATAATTTGGATTAATACTGCAAGTTAGGAGGTGTAGATAGATGGCTTGGATAAGTGAGGCTAATTCCAGTAGTTATGTAAATGTAGCTACCAATGTTGGTGCAGACATAAGAAATGTATCAAGAAATGGTACATCTGTTTATTTTGAGTATAGAGCATATATTTATCAGAGTACTTCCACTTGGTCTAGTAATACCTGGGCTTTATGGGTAGAAGGAAATAGAAATGTAGTAAAAAATAGTGGTACACATTCTAGCCAAGGAACCAAATATTATACAGGTTGGTATGGAAAAACAGTCAGTTTAGGAACTGGTTCTAGTTATACAGAAGTTAGTGTTGGGGTGGCAGGTAAAAACTATGCGGCATCCAGTCCAAATGGTTATGTTACTTTAGGAGTACATGATTTACCAACTGTTGGGAAACCATCATTAAGTAATATCAGTGTAGGAGCGGTTGGAGACAAATCAGTTTATGCTTCGTTTTATGTTACCAATAATAATAACCAAGCTCCATATAGCCCGTATATTGATGTGTCGGCGTCTAATTTTGGTGCTGCTGTATCTACAATTAATGCTAGAGCGGGTACTTTAAGTGGGTTAGACCCTAACAGAACATATTATGTTCGAGGAAACGATGCTAATGATGCTGGTAGAAGCTATACTAATGTTGCAAGTTTCACAACTTCTTACACTAATCCTGGTGCACCAGGTAAGCCAGTATTGAGTTACGACCAAACAGAGCCTATTCCAAAAGCAAAATTAACAGCTTCTTGGATTGCAGCATCTGCTGGTTCTACTGCGATTGCTGGTTATAGAATAAGACTATATAAGAATGGCACTGAAGTTACACTGATAGATACAGAAAACACTGGTATTTCATACACATTCGACTCTTTTGAGAGTTATGGGTTTGTACCAGGAGATGTCGCTCAAGTGGGCATTTATTCTTATTCAAAAGACTGGGCTGGTAATAAACATTTTAATGGTGGCGGAAGTGGTAGTGCACAAGTCTATAGTAATACTTTAACTATTATTTCTGACAAATTTATTTATGCTTCAGTAAATGGTGGAGCATTTGATAAATACAAGATGTATGTCAGTCAAGATGGCGGTTCGTTCGTAGAAGTAAAAAAAGAAAAGTTTAAGGTTATTTAGTGAAGGAGGTAATTAGTATGCCAGAATGTATTACAGTTGTATTGTCTTTAGTTTGTTTAATGATTGCCAATATTATTATGGGTAAAAAATTAGCAGATTTTAAACAAGAATACAACAAGGAAAAGTTAGTGGGAGGTATTAGTAAAGCTGCCTTCTTTTTAATTGGGTTGGCTTTAACATATAGTTCTACATTAATTTATCCAATGGAAGTTGCTGAAGTTAATGGTCAAATGGTAACAACTTTAACAGGTGCTACTATTTTGATTAAGGCTGCAAATTTGGTTTATGCTGGTAAAGTCTTAATGAAGATTAAGGATTTATTAGTTGTAAACGTTCCTGTCAATTCTTTAACAGGAACTAATAAAGATGACGAAAAATAAGGAGGAATGTCAAATGTCAAAGAAAGAAAATATTGAAGAAGTAGTTGAAAATGTTGAAGAAGTAGAAGTTCAAACAGTTTTCAATGAGGACGGATTAGATGTGCTTTGTACAGAGGACACAATAGTAGAAAATATTAATGCAGAGGAGGGTGAATAATATGGGTCAATTCACAGTAAGATATAGTCTTCCTGCAAGTGGAAACAAGTTATATAACAATGGTAATGCTGGTGGATGGTCTTGGTGTATCAATGGTAGCCCAACAAAATCAGGATTAAATGTCCTTTCAAACTGTGTTGGATGGGCTTGTTCAAGATTTAATGAAATTTACAACGAAATTACAGGTAATAATGGAATGAAATACAAAACATTATGTTGTAATGCTGAAAATTTCATTGAAAGAGCAAAACAAGCTGGTCTTGAAGTTGGTATGACACCAAAACCAGGTGCTATTATGTGTTGGGAAAAGGGTGCTACTTTATCTGGAAGTGATGGTGCTGGTCACGTTGCTATCTGTGAAATAGTATACGACAACAATCACGTATTCACTTCTGAAAGCGGATATGGTGGAAGTGCATTCTGGAACTCACATAGATATAATACAAATGGACGTTGGGGTTTAGGCAGTGGTTATACATTTAGAGGATTTATTTATAACCCAGCCGTTAAAGATGAACCAAAACCAACACCTACTCCATCAAGTAAATTTAATATTGGAGATAAAGTAGTTATTAATGGTGCTTTATATAGAAGTTCTAATGCTTCATCTGCTTCAGGTAGTGTTAGCAATAAAATTACTAATATTACTAGAAAAGTATCTGGTGCAGCACATCCATACAATACAACTGGTGATTTAGGATGGATGGACGAGGCTTCTATTACCAAATATGAAGAACCAAAACCATCAACTGGTCAAAAGTTTGCTATTGGTACTAAAGTAGTTATTAACGGTGCATTATACACTAGTTCTAATGCTGATAGTGCTGCTGGTTATGTAAACAATAAAACTACTTATATTACTAGATACGCTGCTGGTTCTAAACATCCATATAATACAACTGGAGACTTAGGTTGGATGGATGAAGGAGCTATCACTGCTTATTCTGGCGGTATCACATATACAGTTAAAAAAGGAGATACTCTTAGTGGCATTGCTGCTAAATATGGTATGACTTGGCAACAAGTTTACGCTAGAAATAAGTTTGTAATTGGTAACAATCCTAATATTATTAGACCAGGACAAGTACTAGTTATTAAAGATTAAAGAGTAGGGTTCATCCCTACTCTTTTTTTTACCTTTTTTTATTCTTGACATATTAAGTATTTTATGTTAGTATTTAATTAACATAGAAGGAGGTGATAAAATGAGAAGGATATATTTAGATAATGCGGCGTCAACACCTCTTGATAAGCGTGTTTTAAAAGCTATGAAGCCATATTTGACTAAAGTGTATGGGAACCCTAGCAGTGTTCATAAAGAAGGCAGAGAGGCACGTATGGCTATTGAGAAAGCTCGTAAAACTATTGCTGGGATATTAAATTGTAGTCCAGAAGAAATATTCTTTACAAGTGGTGCTAGTGAAGGTAATTCGTGGGTATCAAAAAACTTTAAGTATTATTGTACTGATAATTCACACGACTCGATGATGTTAGCAAATAATGATAACGAAGATGGTTTACTTTCTTATCCGCTATTAGCCAGTGAGACTGGGGAAATGAGTTATTTAGCAAACAATTTTGGTCAATGCCATATAGATTTAACACAGGCGATTGGTAAGTTGGATGTCAATTTGTATGATTACAAGACCGATACCTCAAATGACACTTCTTCAATAACGCTATATAATGATTTACTAGGATTAGGAAAGTGTGCCACAGCGTCATTTAGTGGACATAAATTTGGAGCCCCAAAAGGTGTTGGAGTATTGTTTATAAGAAAGCAATATCAAAAAGATTTTGTACCGCTTATATATGGGCATCAAGAAAATGGTTTACGTGGTGGTACAGAAAATGTGGCTGGTATTGTTGGTATGGCGGAAGCATTAAGAATAGCTATCAAGGAATTACCTAAAAATCGTCAACATATTAGAGAAATGCAAGACTATATAATGATACACGCTAATTACCCCGCAAAAATAAAAACCGATAATGTTCCTATATTCTGGAATTGGGCAGGCTTTCGTTATGTCAGAGTGGAAGGACATAATGGTATTATAAACATTACTTTCAATCATTTGGACGCTCAAACTGCTGTGCAAATATTTGATAGAGAAGGCGTTGCTATTTCGGCAGGAAGTGCTTGTAATTCAGGTACAGATGAACCATCAAGAGCTCTTATGGCTTCAGGTTATGAAGAAGAAGAGGCGAAGAGAACTATAAGAGTATCATTGGGTAAACAAAATACAATGCGTGAGGTAAAGAAATTTATTAAAATATTACGAAAAGTTATTGACAATTATGACAAAGAGTAGTATAATGTAATTAGAATTGAGCACAGGGTAGAAGAAGATGAGCCAATTCTAAAGAGAAAAGGAGGAAAGAAAGTATGGCATTTGTGAAAGCCAAAAAAGAGAAAATCTGGACAAAAGTTTTGTTAGGAGGTTCAAGTGGAAGTGGTAAAACCTATAGTGCATTACGTTTAGCAACAGGTCTAGCAAAGAAATGTGGAAGTGGAATTGCGGCAATAGATACTGAAGCAGGACGTATTCGTTACTATGCAAACGAATTTGATTTTTCGGATATGCAATTAACAGAACCATTTACTCCAGAAAAGTACATTGAAGCAATCAATGAGGCAGTAGGTTCAGGGTTTAAGGTATTAATTATTGATAGTATCTCACACGAATGGAATTATTGTGTAGATATTCACGATAAGATGCCTGGTAACAGTTGGACAAACTGGTCAAAAGTAACACCTAGACACGACGCATTTATGGAAAAAATCTTACAAGCACCAATTCATATTATTGCTACTGTAAGAGGAAAAGATGAGTATGTTTTAGAAGAAAAGAATGGAAAACAAACTCCAAAGAAAGTTGGTCTTGGGTTTAAGCAAAGAGATGGTGTAGAATATAATTACACTGCAACATTCAATATTGCACAAGATACTCATATAGCAGAGGCTACAAAAGATAATACTCACATTTTTGAAGGACGTTACGAAGTGTTGACAGAAAAAGATGGAGAAGCATTATACGATTGGGCTAATACTGGTGAAGATTTTGCGTTTAATATCTCTAAAGCTCAACAAGATATTATCAATTTAGCAACAGAACTTGGTGGAAGTAAAGACCAAGATGTTACAAAAGCAACTATCGATATTTTAGGAGAGGCTAATCCTAAAAATTGTACAGATGAAGCTTTATTAAAACAATCTTTAGCCGCATTAAACTCATTAAAAGTAAGTAGAGGAGGAAGTAAATAATGAGAGTAAAAATTACAGACAGATGTAAAGTTTGGGAAATTAATGATAAAGACGGAATGGCAGAAGTAAAGTTTTCTACTAGACGTAAAGTAAAAGAAAATAGTTCTTATGACCAAACTCAAGTAACAAATGGTGTTGCTAGAAATGGTTATATTGCAGACTATCGTTCTTTCGTTAGATTTGTAGGTCACGCTTACAATCAATTAAAAGACGTTCAAATTGGAGACACTATTACTAATTTAGATGCAGATATGAGTACAGAACCATATTGGGACTCTAATAATAATTGTGTTGCTTATCCAAAAAATGAAAAGATTACTGTGTTTGCATTTGAAAAATACAATCCAGAAAATCAAGAACAAGGTTCTACTAGAAATTTAGACAAAGCACCTCAAGTTGCTGAAGCACCAGCATCACAACCTCAAGTAGCACCTGTAGTAAATACAGCACCAGTTGCACCTGTGCAACCAGTTGCTCCAGTAACACCTGCTCCAACAGCAGCAGATGTGTGCCCATTCTAAGATTAAACTAAATAATTAACAATAATTTTAGAAAGGTGGCAAGAGTATGTTAATTCCAATAGAAAAAATTGATGAGGCGAAAGCCAAATATGATGGTCAGGCTATCCAAGAAATAGTGCAACACTTTGGCTTGGCTGACACTTATAATGAGAGAGAAAAAAGTTGCTCTTGTCCTTGGCATAGGGATAAAACTCCATCGTTTATTTGGAACGAAAAGACAAACTGTTTTCATTGTTTCTCTTGTGGTCGTAACTACGGCATCATAGATTTATATTTAGAGCAAGGTATGACTTACCTAGAAGCAGTTGAAAAGTTGTTTAAACAAGTAGATATGGAATATAACTTTAATCAAAGAGGGGCTCAAACGTCCCCCTCTTACCAATATCCCAAAAGAGAGACCTATGATAGAACGCGAATACTTGAATACCTAAGTGTAAGAAAGATTAGTAAAGCGACGGCTGATTATTGTGATATTCAATGTGGAGAGAAAGATAGTATCGCTTTCCCATATTATGATAGCAACGATGTACTTATGACTATGAAGTATCACGTTGGTCACAAATTTAATAAAGCCACAGACCATTCAAAATGTTGGTCTCAAGTGGGTGCATCGTTTTCACCCCTACTATTTAATATGAATAGAGTTGACCCATCTAAACCATTAGTTATAACAGAAGGCGAACTTGATACTTTATCTGTCATTGAGTCTGGTTATAACAACGTTGTATCTATTCCAAATGGTTGTAGCAATACACAATGGGTAGCATATAACTGGGATTGGTTAGAACAATTTGATAAAATTATATTATGGTTTGATAGTGATGAACCAGGTGTAAAAGCAAGAAACGATGTTATTTATCGTTTAGGGACTTGGAGGACATATTATATCGAAATAAGTCCTGAAGATGTGGCAACGAATGGTGCGGTTCTTAAGGATGCTAATGAAGTATTATTCTTTAAAGGTAAAGAAAGAGTGTTACAATACATTAACAAACCTTTAGAAATACCAGTTGAGAATGTATCAGATTTATCAAAGGCAGAAGACTTTGATATAGAACACGCCGAGGGGCTTTATACAGGCATTAAAGAACTGGATGACCAAATATATAAACTAACTTTTGGTACTTTAAATATCATTACTGGTAAAAGTGGTGAAGGTAAGTCGGTGTTTGTAAATCAGGTGGCAATTTGTCAAGCCGTTCAACAAGGTTATGATGTATTTGTGTTTAGTGGCGAATTACCAGCACCTATTTTGAGAAATTGGGTTGAAACTAATATGATAGGCAGAGAATATATAACAATGAAAGATGGGCACGTTCGTGTGTTTAATCCAGAACAACGAAAGTTGATGCAGAATTGGTATGCTGGTAAAGTATTAGTTTATGATGACGATTATAATACTACTGCAACAGCACTCCTTAATAAAATGGAGGAGTTAGCTCGTAAATGTGGAACAAAAGTATTTCTAATTGACAACCTAATGATGATTGATTTAGAGTGTAATGAAGAAGGTCGTCTTCAAGCAGAAAAAGAATTTGTTAATAAACTAATCTTTTTTGCTAAGAAATATAATGTTTTAGTATTCTTAGTAGCACATCCTCGTAAAACAGGAGAAATAAGAGTTACTAAGGAAGATATTGCTGGTAGTGGTAATATTGTAAATCTAGCACATATGGTATTTAGCGTTCATAGATATACCGCTAAAGAAAAAGAGGGCGAGACAAACACTAGAAATCAATATATAAAGGGTAAAGAGCCAATACCTGAAGACTCGTGTGTTGAAGTATTAAAAAATCGTATAACTGGAATATTACCTTTGGTAAAACTATACTTTGATTATCCTAGTTATCGTTTTTATAAAAAACCTTCTGAACTTTGGTTTAGGTATGGTTGGAATAAAGATACTAGCCCAATAAGAACGGACGACCCAAATCCACATAATGTTGTAGCAGAGGAGGTTTCACCGCTTTGATGATATTTACAAAAAATAAAGAAGAAGAGGCTTTGGTACAAAGTTTCAAAGACAAACTTCAAGTATTTAATAAATTTCATTTTGAAGAGGAACCTCATATATATTGGTGGCTCGATGAAAATGGCAACAGACGTCAAGCACAAACGTCAATGACGGCACTCATCCACTCTCACTCTCAGCCATTTGATGCGGAAAGGATTGCTCCATTTACAGCTAAGAAATTGCATATGCCCGTACAAGATGTACTGGATATGTGGAAGTTAGAAAATGACTTGGCAAAAGTAAAGGGTACTCATATTCACGCATTTAACGAATATATGTGGTCTAATAGGGAATATACTTATCCTAAAGATAAAGTTATAGAACAGTTTGGTTTTGATATTTTGGAGCCATTATGGCCAAGACTAACAAAAATCGCCACCGATTTCTACAATAGATATAAAGACAGAATTATACCTATTGGTTTAGAGTTAGTAGTCGGTGACGAAGAACTAGAGATATGTGGAAGTATAGATTTCCTATGTTATTCTAGGAAATTAAAATCTCTAGTAATAATCGATTATAAATCAAATAAGGAAATTAAGTTCAAACCATATAAAGGGCAGAAGATGACAGGATGTCTGTCACATTTAGATGATTGTAATTATATTCATTATAGTCTTCAATTAAACGGCTATCAATACATCCTGGAAAAGAAAACTGGTTTAAAGTTGCGTAATGAGCACTTCTTAATATGGATGAATGAAAATAATGATACTTATGAGATTTATAAAACTAAAGACCTGTACGAAGAAGCAAAAACTATGTTGTTAGAATGCAAAGTTGACAAATCTTTAGATGACGAGTGCCCTTTTTAAAGGGTACAGTCAAAGATTATATAACTTTTTTGCTAATTTGTCAAGATAGACGTAAAAAAGGAGAAAAAATATGTTTGAAAATACTATTGCGTATAAACGCATAATGAAAAGAAAACTTCTTGCTGAAGCAGTTGAAAAGGCTAAAGAAGAAGGCATAGATTGGAAGATAAGACAATCAGAGGGCAAGCTCGCTTGTTTTGATAGAAAGTATTATCCTAAGGTATTATGGGATAGTGCTAAAGGGACTTATCATAAACCTAAGGAGGCTTAAAGATGGGAATGACACAAAAAGATAGGATTTTAAGACATTTAAAAGACTATGGTCATATTACATCTTGGGAAAGCTTCAGTGAATATGGTATCACTAGACTTAGTGCTATCATATATAATTTAAAACATATCGATGGTTATTCATTTGACGAAGAGTGGCAAACTCGTATTAATCGTTATGGTGAAAAGACATCTTTTAAAAAATATATATTGAAAACAAGGGAGGCTTAAATATATGGATATTAATGAATTAAGTGGTTGGGGAATATCTCAACAAATTGCTCAGATAGTAGAAAACGGTTTTACTTTTGACGAAGAAACTGGAGAAGTGTTTTTTACAACTGATGACCTAGATGCTTTAAATGAAGCACTAGATAATAAATTAGAGTCATTGGCTGGTATATATCAAATGTATGAGTCAAAGGCTGATGCTCTTAAAGCTCGTAGCAAAGAAATTGCTGATAGGGCAAAATCTTTTGAAAATAAGGCTGATAAACTAAAAAATTATATCGATAGTTTAATGAAAGCTAATCAAAAGGACAAATTAGAGGTTGGAGATAAGAAATTATCATATAGAAAAAGTTCGGCTGGTAATGTAGTTGATGACTCTGAATTAAGAAAGTATATCAATTCTAAGGACGAATACAAACAAAGATATTTCACATATGAAGAGCCTAAAATCTCTAAGAAAAATCTTAAAGATGATGTATTGGCTTCAAAACAAGCAGACGGCAGCTATTCTTTAGTAATTCCTGGATTTGAAATAGTTGAAAATAAGAATTTATTGATAAAGTAGGTGTATTATGGAAAATAATATATCAAAAGACTTTAGAGTTTCTATATTTACGACTATAGAAGAAGCTGATATAATTCTAAATGCGTTAGCAGAAAAGGCTTTAAGAATAGAAGATTTGAGGCAATACGTTTATGATAGCGTAAATGAACAAGTTAAAATGGTCAATCCTCCCAAAGAGGAAGAAAAGGTTAAAAAAGGAAGGAAAAATAAGTAATGGAAAATATTAAATTAGTATGTAAAGATTGTAAGAAAGAATTTGATTTTACAGTAGGAGAACAAAGATTTTATGAAGAAAAGGGGTTTGCTGCTCCAATTCGTTGTAAAGAATGTAGAGATGCTAAAAAGGCTCGTAATCTTGAAAGAGAACAAGCTAATAGCAATACAGAAGAAACTTTTGAAGATATGTTAAAAAGATTTCAAGATAATACTGTAAAAATTGAAAAATAATAGGAGAGATAATATGGACACTAAAGAATTTAAAGGTGTCATTGAGGACATCGTGGAAACAAGGATGACCAAAAAAGGTATAACTAAATATGTATCTGCTATTGTAAAGAAAGTCAATAGTGATGGTAGTGTAAATGTATATTTACCTCCAGATACAGAAAAAGTAATTTCTAATGTACTTAATAAGACAGGAGAAAGTCTTGCTGTAGGTGACTCTGTTGAGTTATGTACGAAAAATGGAAAAACAAGTAACGCTTGGGTTTCAGTTAAACACGGCACAAATTTTAGTGTCGATAAAAAGATTGCTGATTTAAAACTTGGCAATGTCTCACAACTTAATTATACAGTTGTAGATGAATGGTAAAAGGAGGAAATATTATGTTTAGAAAAATGTTCATAGAGGGGGGGGGCATCTAGGATTTAATTCTAGTGTCCATTCTCCTATAAAAAACTTAGTTGAGGGGGGGGGCAGCTACAGCTTATAGTTGTCGCTCTTACTCAACAAATAAACCTTCTGCAAAGGAGGTTAAATGTTAGAGGTGGTTTAATTGGCTAAATCAATTAAACTAAAAGACAATACCTATTGGGATAGTAAAGGAGTTATTTATAAGGGTGTTGATTTAGAAACAACTATCGACACCATAAAAAGTGATTATGTAACATTAAATCATTTACCTATGGCATACAGTTTCAACGCTAGCTCGTCGGGAAGTGCTGGTGTAGATGAGTTTAAAAATTATATTATCAATAGTGCCCCTGTGGGCTTTAGTTGGTGGTATGTAAATATAGGAGGGTCTGTTAGTTGTGCTTTAGTACAAAAAGCAAACAGTAACTATTTAAGTTTTTTACATTTCTCTTATGGAATAACTCTCACTCAATATAGGTACTTGGCTGGGGCTTGGTACAGTACTAGCTTTTAATCATTAAAATAAACTCTAACAAAATTAAATATGAGTAAAAGTATAAAATTAAACAATGATACATTTTGGGATAGTTCTGCTGTGTCACATAATAAAAAGCCATTAAACGATATTTTAAATAATGTTGTTTGTGATTATACTTTACCTGAAAACAAAAATTATATGAGCGTTTCTGTGACGTTAGAGCCAAATGCTGTATATCGTTTTGAACTAGGTATTGTATTTATTGGTGCTGAGAGAAATGTGTTTTTAGTGCCCAATGGTTTATGGGACGGTAATAGTTGTAGTTATTCTTTTATAACTATTCAATCAAGCGATATTTATAAAGAGCAGCAAACTAGTGCTAGTAGAATAGGATTAGGATTGGCAAATTCTTCTAACGATTATTGGAGCGTCTTTACTGGGACTATTGATACATCGTATGGAAGGTTTAATATATTTAGTCAATCTAATAGTATTAACGGCTCAAGTGTTGGCGGAGGAAGATATAATGGCGATATAAATATTGTGTCATTAACCTTTATATCAGCCGATTGGAAAGATATATTAGCAGGGGCTAAATTCAAAATGTGGAAAGTTGGTTAATAGTAAACTATAAGTAGCGATACTTATGAATAAACAAAATAAATTTGTATATGTAGGGGGGGGGCAACCAAGTAGTTGCGATAACTCCCATAATGAATATATCTCCGAAAGGAGGTATGTGTTAGGTGGTGATTTAGTTGAGTAAGTCAATTAAATTAACCAATAATACTTATATAGACTCTTCAGGTATTACTCACAATCAAAACAAACTTAGCGACGTATTAACTGATTTTGTTAAAGAAGTAGACGTTAGGCTTGACAGAATTACATCTTATTCTGTAGGCACATATTACAGAGGAGTTAAGGATTTGTCGGATTATATTCCAAAAGGATATAAAATTGTTTCAATAATTCCTACTTATCAATCATATGGAGATAGAAATTTTTTACAATATAATTTATATTATCAAAATAATTTGTTATATTGGCAAATGCTAGCTCAATATAATGGCGGCAACGCATTGATTATTAAAATCAGGTTATATCTAGTAAAAGATATATAAGTATTGTATAACACGAAATTCGATATGAGTAAATCAATTAAATTAAAAGATAATACATTCATCGACAGTTCTGGTGTTTCTCATAACAGAGTAACACTAAAAGCATATTTGCAATCATTATTAGATAATGTAATACATATGAATTATAAAGATAATACTGAAATAGCAACTAATGAATATAAAAACGGTAAAAGGGTGTATGCAAAGAAATTAGTATTTACTACTACATTATCTGGGTCAGAAACGACGACCATTATTGCACACGGTATTACTGGTATGACAGATATTTGGATAGATATGGGCAATTCCTATCTTAAATCTGTTGGTACAACTATGCTTAGATGCCCTTTGCCTGTTTTAGGTTATTACGGAAACTTTAGTGATAGACTATATGTAATGTGTGATAATACTAACTTATATTTTTATCACGATACTGGGTGGGGAACTGCTTGGGAAAAGATTATCTTAGTTAAATATACAAAAGATTAAAAAGTCAGGGAATTTATCTTGACTTTTTTCTTCGTCTATGTTATCATTTATATGAAGATAGAGGGAGGCATAAAGATGAATGAAGAAAAATCTAATTACGTCGTATATCATCTACATAGTGACTTTAGTCTTTTAGATAGCACAACGAAATTTGAAGATTATGTCATAATGGCTTCTAGTTTAGGACAAAAGGCAATATGTTTCACTGAGCACGGAAATATTATGCACTGGGTTGCTAAGAAGATGGCGTGTGATAAAGCTGGAATAAAATATCTTCACGGATGTGAGGTATATTTAACAGCACAATTGGAACCAAAGGTTCGTGACAATTATCATACGATTTTGATTGCAAAAAATATGGATGGATTAAGAGAATTAAATCAACTAGTTAGTACATCCAATACCAGTAGTCACTTTTACTTTAAACCTAGAATATCATTCGATGAGTTCTTGAATATAAGTGATAATGTGATTAAAATATCGGCTTGTTTGGCATCGCCATTGGCACGATTAGAAGATGAAATAACTAATTTAACAATGAAAGATGATATTACAGATGAGGAAAAGCAGAGATTAGATTACTTGAAAAGTAGTTTCAATGATGTATTATTGAAATATGATTATTATGAAATTCAACCACACATTAACAGTAAAGAACAAAAAATATATAACAAGAGATTATTTGAGTGGGCTAAAAAGTATAATAAACCGTTAATTGCTGGTACAGATACTCATAGTCTTAATCAATATAAAGCAGAATGTCGTTCAATATTACAACTAGCTAAAGGTATTGAATTTGCAAATGAAGACCAATTTGATTTGACATATAAGTCTTATGACGAATTGGTACATATGTTTGAAGAACAAGACGCACTGCCAAGAAGTGTTTATCTACAAGCTATTGAAAACACAAACGTTATGGCAGACTCTTGTGAAGAAATTGTATTAGACAAGGAGTTCAAATATCCTAAAGTCTATGATGATGATATTGCAACCATAAAAAGCAGATTGTGGGAGATGCTTAAAGAAAAAGTTGCTAGTGGGGCTATTCCTCAGGAGCAAATGCAATTATTCATAGATAATATCAAAACTGAACTTGCTGTATTTGAAAAGATTAATATGTGTGGTTTTATGTTATTTATGTCTGACTTAGTTAATTGGTGCCATAGTCACAATATACCAACAGGTTTCGCACGTGGTTCTTGTGGAGGTTCTTGTGTAGCCTATGTTTTAGGTATTATTGATATTAATCCAATTAAATGGAAAACGGTGTTCTCTCGTTTCGCTAATGAAGATAGAAAAGAAATAGGTGATATTGATGTTGACTTTGCACCTAATGACCGTGAAATGGTATATAATCATATGATTGAAGAGTTTGGTGAACAATATACAGCCTATATATTAGCGATTGGCACCGTTTCAGATAAAGGTTGTATCGATGAAATCGGTAGAGCCTTACATAGAAGAACAGATAAAGATATATATTCTTTAGAAAACTTAAAGAAGATTAAAAAGGAATACGAGTCAAATCCAGAACAAGCAAAAGAAAAATATAGTGAATTATTTTACTATTTTGATGGTTTATTAAATACTAATATATCTCAATCTATGCACCCTTGTGGTATGGTTGTTAGTCCAATTACATTAGAAGACAATTATGGTACATTATATAAAGACGACAAAAAGATACTTCAAATTGATATGGAAGACGTACACGAAATATCACTAGTTAAGTATGATATTTTAGGACTAAAAAATGTTGGAATTATAAAGGATGCCTGTGAGTATGCTAATATCCCTTATCCAAAATCTAATGAAATAAATTGGGATGACCAAAAAGTTTGGGATGATATGTTGAGATGCCCTCAAGGTATATTTCAATTTGAGGGAGCATACGCATTTCAAATGCTATGCGAATTTAAACCAAAAAGTATATTTGATATGTCATTAGTAACAGCAGCGTTAAGACCAGGTGGAGCATCATATCGTGACTCACTGATGAAAAAAGACATACATCATAATATATCACCAATGATAGATGATATGTTAAAAGACAACTATGGCTATCTGGTGTATCAGGAAGACGTCTTAAAGTTCTTACAGCAAATATGTGGTTTAAGTGGAAGTGCCGCAGATAATGTTCGTAGAGCCATTGCTAGAAAGCAAATGGATAGGCTAGAACAAGCGTTACCATCAATTCAAGACGGATATGTCGAGAAGTCAGGAAAACCTCGTGAAGAGGCTATAAATGAGTTACAGGAGTATATCCAAATATTAATTGACTCTAGTTCGTATATGTTTGGTTACAATCACTCAATAGCGTATTGTATGGTTGGTTATCTATGTGCGTATTTAAGATATTATCATACTCCATATTTTATAATGGCGTATCTAAACAATGCACAAAATGAAGATGATATTGTTGGTGGTTTTGAAATGGCAAAATTATATGGTTATCAAATATTGCCACCTCGTTTTAGACATTCAACTAATAAATATATGTACGATGAGGAAAATCATCACATCTATAAAGGTGTTGCTAGTATAAAATATTTGAATGATGGTGCGGCAGAATATCTTTATTCATTACGTCACAATCATTATGATAATTTTATTAGTTTGTTACAACAAATTGAAGAAGATAGACAAATCAATTCCAGACAAATGGAAATATTGATACAATTACAATATTTTGATGAGTTTGGTAAAAATAAAAAGTTACTTGATACTTATAAATATTTCAAGGCATTGTATGGAAGAAAGACATTGGTAAAAGAAAAGTTGGCAGACCAAGGATTAACAACAGAAGATATTATAGATTGTTATGAAAAAGAAACAGAGAAACAGTATGTTAATATAGACTATATGAAGATATTGGCTAATGTCGAGAAAAGAATACCTGATGAAATAGTGCCTATTACAGAACAAGTATTATTTGAGGCTGACGTTGTGGGATATATTAGTATGGTTTATGATGTTGACAAACGTTATTGTTTAGTAACTGATGTTGATACTAAGTATAGCCCTAGAGTAACATTATATTCATTAGGTTCTGGCAAAGAAGTCATTTGTAAAATAAACAAAGCACTATTCAAAGAGGAACCATTTAAGAGAGGGCAACTAATTAAATGCGGCAGGTTCTTTGAGAAGTATAAGCAACGTAAAACCGAAAATGGTTGGGAACAAACTAACGAAAAAGAATGGTGGTTAAATGACTACGAACTAATTGATAATTTAGAAATGTAAAAAAGGAGTAAAGAAATGAAAAATAAATTAAAATTAAAGATATTAAGATTTATTAATTCTAACCATAATTGGAGGGCTGTTTTATCAGCCCCTCCATACAATTTAATGTTTAGAGATTTTGATGGTTATACTTTAATTAAATATAATCAATTATTCTCTGACTTTAAAGAACCGATGGTTAGAGAGGCAAGAGGATTTATAATAAAAAAAGAAGGGCATAAATATATACCTGTATGTGTCCCATTCACTAAGTTCTTTTGTGTTGGAGACCCTAACGCACAAGATGCTTTATATAAGTTAGCACATCGTGATGAGTGGTACGTGGAAGAAAAAATAGATGGTAGTCTAATTAAGTTATGGTGGGATAATGACGAATGGCACATTTCTACTAGTGGCACAACAGACGCCGAAAAAGCAGCCGTTCAATTTGAAATGAATGATATTGCTAATTACAAGCAATTATTTATGTACGCGTCTAAAGATAAAATTGATTACGACAGATTAGATAAAAGATACACTTATATGTTTGAACTTATTGGATTAGAGAATAAGGTAATTGTTCCATATGAGAAAGAAGACGTTTATTATTTAGGACGTCGTGATAATTATACTTTATTAGAAATGCCATATTTTGATGACGATTGTGCTGGTGTAGAGAAATGTAAACGCCCTAAATGTAAAATTGTAAAAGTAAATAAGAACCCTAAAAAAGTAATGAAAGAATTGCAAAAAGAGGTAAATAGTTTTACTAAAGAGCACGAACATTTTGAGGGATATGTAATTTCAGATAAGAGTTTGAAAACTAGAGTTAAAATGAAGTCAACTCAGTATATGGAATTGTTCTTTCAGAAGGGTAATGGTATTTTCTCCCCACGCAAAATATTATTAATGATATTAGACCAAAAAGACGATGATGTCTTATCATCATTTCCAGAGTATAGACCTCAATTTGATGAAGTAAGAAGGGCTTTTTGTGTTTGGCTTGAAGCAGTTAAGAGCGATTTAAGATATATGGATGCTCGTAATTGGGATGACAGAAAGAAGTTTGCCGAATGGGCTAAAGGTACGACGTGTCCATCAATCGTTTTTAGTGCTTTCAATAATGAAGAAAGATTAGATGGGGATTGGTTAGAGAAACAAGTGAGAAGAATACAAATCTCAAACTTGGCTATTCAGATTGGAATTGAAGAAAGAAAGGAAGACAAAACAGATGTTTAAAGATTATAAAAGGATGTTTATATTCGATACAGAAACAAGTGGTTTAAATCCTCAACCATTTGGTGAGATACTAGAACTTGGAGGAATATTACTTACTAAAGAAGAAGGAGAAGAACGATTTGCATCTCGAGAAGATATAGATGTATTAGTTAAAAACAAATACCCTATTTTAAATAGTGATATTCACCATATAACAGCTGAAATGTGTCAGGGGGATGGAGTTACTAAGGAAGAGTTGTTTGGGCTCCTAAAAGGCATTTTTGGGGATTATAGCGACACATTAATTGTAGCATATAATTCACCATTTGATATGAAGTTTGTAAGGGCGTTTATGGAAGAAATGTCACCAGGTTATAAAATTACGAACCCAGTATTAGATATGTTAGAAGTTGCTAGGGATAGAACTGGTTTATATAGAGGTAATAAACTTTGTGATATGATTGTGAAATATGACGTTAAAGATGTACAAAATTCACATAGAGCCTTGGATGATTGTAACGCTTTATTAGGGGTTATGAGAGCAATGTGGGTTGAAAAGTCAGACTTGGAAAATTATATTAGGAGGTAATTATGTCTAAACTTTATTTCAGATATGGAGCAATGGGAAGTGGTAAGACTTCTGCATTGCTACAAGTTGCATATAACTACGAACAAAAAGGAATGCACATAGTATTAATCAAACCACAAATAGACACCAAAGGAGATAATAAGGTTGTTAGTAGGATTGGGTTAGATAGAGACGTAGATATTTTATTAGGAGCAGACGATGAAATATTACAAAAGATGCAACCTATAAAACCTGATGCTATAATTGTTGACGAGGCTCAATTCTTAACACCTAAACAAGTTGATGAATTGTATAACATTACAAAAGAATACGACGTCCCTGTTTTATGTTATGGGTTGCGAGCAGACTTTAGAATGCAAGGTTTTCCTGGTTCCACAAGATTATTGCAAATAGCAGATGATATAGAAGAATTAAAAACTATTTGTAAATGTGGAGCTAAAGCAACTCAAAATCTGCGAATACAAGATGATATGCCAGTATTTGATGGGCAACAAGTCATAATAGACGGAGCCACTTCAGCAAGATATGAAGGTGTCTGTGGGAAATGCTATCTCAAATTAAAAAGGGGTAAAAGATAATGAGGGAATACAAGGAATTAATAAAAAGATTAAAAGAGCAGGGGTTTATAGATAGTGAAGATGAATTTTATGTCTATATTGAAAATAGGTCTTTAGACGGCGAGGAATGTTTAAAAGGTACGCAATCCCAAGATGGTAAGTGGTTATGCATACCAATTAAACGTTATGATGATTTTACTGATGCAGTATATTATGAACCACGATGTTTTGAAATTCACACTCGTTTTCAGACATATTTAAAAAATGATGATATGTACTATTTAGTTACAGCATATCTATTATATAAGGAGGAATAAACAATGGAAAAATATAATACTTCAGCAAAAATAACATATTTTAATGTAGATTGGCTTCGTATCAAATCTGCTTGTATGACAACAATTAGTAAACAGGCAAAGCAAATGCCTGGCAAAGAATGGAGAAGAAAACTTTTAATTTGTGAACATTCTCCAATTAGAAGAAGCGAAATAAGCTGGAAATGGGATGCCATTCCATATGCTATTAGCACTCATTTTGCTAGACACCACGAAGGATGTGAAAAGTTTGTAGGAACCGAAAGAACAGACCGTACTGGCGTTAACAGGGAAGAAAGAAGTCAAATGAACCCAGTGCCAATGGAAATGGACGCTAATATTCAAGCACTTATTAATATTAGTGCAAAAAGATTATGCACTTGTGCAGACCCTACCACTAAAAAATATTGGGAGTCTGTATTAGAGGCAATAAGAGAATATGATGAAGATGTTTTCTGGGCGTGTGTGCCTCAATGTATTCGTTGTGGAGCGTGTGTAGAACCATTTAGTGATTGTAGATTTTATGAAAACTTTTCTAAAAATTTAACACCAGAACAACAAACTGACATTATGGCTAGATATGACGCATATAACGAGTATCGTGATAAAGTATTATCTTTAAAAAAGGGGAATAAGAGTAAATAAGGAGTAATATTATGACTGATAAAGAAAAGAAGGAACATATAAAAAGTCGTTTAAAGGCACATTATAAGTATATTGAGTCTTTAGGCTATGAGATAGTAGGAGTGTTTTTACAAGGTAGTCAGAATTATAATTTGGACATTTATGAAAGCGATTATATGTCTGATGTAGATACTAAGTGTTTGGTAATTCCAAAACTAGACAATCTTATAAAAGGTTCTGCTATGGTATCAACTAAATACGATTTTGAAGGAGAACAAATCGATGTAAAAGATGTAAGAGTAATGATGGAGATGTGGAAAAAGCAAAACCAATCTTATATAGAAATACTATTTACTAAATATAAATTGATTAATCCTAAATACAAGTCGTATGTCAATGAAATTATTGCTATGCGAGATGATATAACTCAAATGAATATACCACAGTTAGCACGTTGTATCAGTGGTATGAGCAAAGAAAAAGTTTGTGCTTTAGAACACGAATATCCAGCAACAATAGAAAAAATTAAGAAATTTGGTTATGACCCTAAACAATTGGCTAGTATAATCAGATTAACACATTTGATAGAAAATCTATTTGAGAAAAATAAAAAGTTTGAAGATGCCATTATATATCACAATGGTGAACTTAGAAACTATATGATAGATGTTAAAAAAGGCAAAATAGAATTAGAAGAAGCCAGAAAATTGGCTGAACTATATGATACTAAAACTAACGCAATAAAGAATGATGTTGTAGAACAATATGGCAAAGATAATTTTAATTCAGAAATATGTGAGAAGTTAGAAACAGCTATCTACAAACTTGTTAGATTTGGCATTATTAGTGGTGTAATAGAAGCACGACAAAACGCTTTTAAAGAATTATGTGATATGATGGTTTCAAGTGATTGCGATGATGCCGCAGATAAAGTTATAAAAGAATTATCAGTGGAACACAAGGAGAATTTCTTAGATTATTATAAATAGGAGGTTCTTTTATGAGAGAAATTACTAGAGAAATGATTAAAGAGTACAGATTAATGAAGTTGGGTTATGATTTTATGGGCTATGAAATTAAAAACAAACAAGATTTAAGTTTTCATCATTTAATAGTCCCTAGAAGAAATTGTAAGGCTTTAGGTCTTGGAGAAGGCTATTTAAAATGGAATGGCTCTATTCTTAATCAAAATACGTCGCACGATTACTTACATTTAATTGAGGCAAAAGACTTAGATATGTTTATGGCTATTACTAGTGAAATGATAGACCAAAATATCAAAGGTTGTCTTGATATAGAGAATTTGAGAAGAATAAGAGATATATTAGAGTGCTTTGAAAGAGAGCATTCGTCAGATAGAGGTAAAAAGGGTAGGTTGTTAATAAAGGACGACTATGTGAGACGTAGAAAATTTTAGTAAGTAAGGAGGAATTGACTATGAAGAAAAAAATATTTGCGGTATCGGACATCCACGGCGAATATGAAATATTAATTAAAGGATTAAAAGAGGCTGGTTTTGATGAAGACAATCCAGAACATTTATTGGTTAGTGTCGGAGATGCTTTTGACCGTGGAGGAAATGCTTTGGCAGTATATGAATATTTAAAAAGATTATCTGATAAAGGAAGTGCAGTTGTACTAAAAGGTAATCATACTGGTTTCTTTACGGGATATTTAGATGGTACAATCTTATCGCCATTTAACTATTATAATAATGGGACAAACGAAACTATGGCTGACTTTTTACACGAAACAGCCCCATTTGAGATGTATTGTGTATTAAGAGAAATAGACCAGCCAACCTATGGCGATTTTGCAGACTGGATTGGTAGAGCTAGACAAGAAATAAATGGAGAGTTCCCAGAGTTATTAGAGTGGCTAAATACAAGACCATATTATTTAGAAACAGAGAACTATATATTTACTCACGGGGCAATAGATACAAATGCAAAAGATTGGCATAAGCCACATTGTGAAAGATACCATTTTACAGATTGGGACGCCTTAATGTGGGATGATGGAAGTTTTTTTGAAAAAGAGATAAATAATACGCATAAGACTGTCGTGATTGGTCATTTTGGGACAGCTACTTTAAGAAAAATGTATGGCTATTCACCAAATAGAAACCTAAAAGGAAGTTTTGACATATTAAAAAGAAAGGATGGACGAGTTATTGCAATAGACGCAACAACTAATCTCTCTAAAAAGATTAATGTGTTAGTATTAGAAAATGAAGAGGTTATAGATAACATATAATCTCTTCACTACAACAATAAAGAAGGAGGGAATATTTATGAAAAATGATACAAAAAAGAAAATAATGGAAGTCTTAAATTGTTCAAATGTGCAAAATTCCAATGCTAATGTGGATGAATACTCATTTGGTGGCAGAAAGTTTGAAGCTGCTGGTATCTTATTAAAAGAAGTTGCAAGAGATGAATTTATTGAACCAGATGTATGGGAAGCATTTCAAAATAACCGTATTTATATTCACGATATGGATAACTATGCAACAGGTATGCATAATTGTTTATTTATAGATTTTGCAAAGCTATTTAAAGATGGTTTTACAACTAGAAACGGCGACGTAAGACCACCTAGAAGTATTAGTACAGCAATGCAACAAGTAGCAGTAATATTTCAATGCCAAAGTCAAGTTCAATTTGGTGGCGTAGCAAGTGCTCATATTGATTTTGATTTAGCACCATTTGTTGCGATGTCTTTTAAAAAGCATTTTAAAGATGGTTTGAAATATGTTTATGAAGAGCCATTAAATTGCTATATACCACCAGAAGAAGAATGGCGTGTTGGAAATAAAGAATTACAAGAAAAATATTCAAAGGCATACAATTATGCTATTGATATGTTAGAAAGAGAAGGTATGCAAGCTGCTCAAGGTTTATATCACAACTTAAATACTTTAGAAAGTAGAGCAGGTAGTCAATTACCATTTACATCTATCAATTTTGGTAGAGATACTAGTGAAGAAGGTAGAATGGTCAGTAGATGGCTATTAATGGCTAGTTTAGATGGTATTGGCAAATTTCATAGAACCAGTATATTCCCTATTGCTATATTTCAACATAAAAAAGGTATTAATGCAAATCCAGGAGACCCTAATTATGATTTGAAACAACTAGCAATAAAATCATTATGTAAGAGAATTTATCCTAACTTTGTAAACTGTGACTTTAGTGGTAATGTTGAAGACCCAGAAAATCCTGATACTTACAATTGCACAATGGGTTGTAGAACTGCTATGTCATACGATAGGCACGGTTTTGGTTATTCAAAGGTTGGACGTGGTAATGTAAGCCCCGTTACTATCAATTTACCAAAGATTGGTTTAAAACACGGAATTGCTTTAGGAACACGTAAAACAGCCGACATAAATGGCTTTTGGAAGGAACTAGATGAGGTATTAGCCATTGTGGAAAAAGCCTTAGTATCACGTTACAATCATATTTGTAATCAAAATCCAAAAGCTGCCCCATTTATGTATAAAAATGAAACTATCAGAGGTTTTGATGGTGAAAACATTGCTAGTGCTATGAGACACGGCTCTCAAGCAGTTGGCGTACTTGGTATTGCAGAAATGTGTCAAGCGTTATTTGGTAAGAACCATTTAGACCCAGAAGTACATCAATTTGTAACAAAACTAGTACAACATATTAGTGGCTTTTGCAAAGAAGCATCTGAAAGAAACGATTTAAACTTTGGTGTTTATTATACTCCAGCCGAAAGTTGTTGCTATACTATATGTAAAAGAACACGTGATGAATTTGGAGAAATTCCTAATATTACAGATAAAGAGTTCTTTACCAATAGTATTCACGTTCCTGTGTGGGAAGAAGTCGACGTCTTTAAGAAAATTGATATAGAGGCTCCTTTATGCAAATACGGAACTAGTGGTTGTATTACTTATACTGAATTTGAAAGTAAGATTATGGATAATCCTGAAGCCGTAGAACAAATTATTAACTACGCAATGGATAATGATGTGCCTTATTTTGCAATCAACTTCCCTATTGATACTTGTTTAGGTTGTGGTTATAGTGATGACATAGCTGACGAATGTCCAATTTGCCATAGTACAAATATCGAACATTTGGCTCGTGTAACAGGCTATTTAACTACAGATGTATCTCATTTTAATAAAGGAAAACAAGAAGAAGTAAAATATAGATATAAACACACTAAAAAGACTTTTGGTGATGAAAATGACAAATATTAAAATTATGGGTATTGCTCATAATAGTGTCGTTGATGGTGTAGGCATTCGTGATGTAATATTTACAGCAGGATGCCCTCATCATTGCTATGGTTGTCATAATCCCGAAACGTGGAATATTAATAATGGCAAAGATTATACTATACAAGATATTATTAAAGAACTAAATACTCATTGTAATTTAACACTAAGTGGTGGAGAGCCATTCATACAAGCGAAACAATTAACAGAATTGATATTAGAATACAAAAAGATTAAACCAGAGCTTAATGTGTGGGTATATAGTGGCTATACTTATGAAGAAATAGTTCAAGACCCTATTAAATTAGAATTGCTAAGACAATGCAATGTACTGGTAGATGGTCATTTTGAATTAGATAAGAAAATTAGAGGTCTTAAATTTAGAGGTTCTGCGAACCAAAGAATTATAGATATACAAGCCAGTTTAAAGGCTGGTAATGCTCGATTTTCACCAGAAAATATCGTATAATGATATTTAGAGGTGAAAATAAGGCATATTTGCTCCAGTAAATGCACATTTTAGTGCACTATATGGAGAAAATAAAGTAAGAAAGGAAGAGAATTATGAAAGAAAAAATCACAGAAGAATATGAAAAATTTGAAAATATTATGAAGGGAATAGATAATCACCTATGTGCCTTGATACTAACTGATATTATGGCATCATTAACTACTGTTTATAAAGATGATAAAGGAGAAATCAATAAAGACTATACAGAATTTGACAATATGGTCAAAAACATTAAAGAATTATTGAATAGTGTTGATACAATTCCCACAATTGATTTGATTAGAGCAACACAAGAAAATCTTGATAGTATTAAAAGAGTAACAGACGAATGCAAATATTCTATGAGAACATTGTCTTGGATAAAAAATGATTTATTAGAAGAAGAAGATGTTAAAAAAGGAGGAAAAAAGGATGCGTAAATTTGAAAGAGTTAGCGATAAAGAATGGAATAAGACTATAGGAACTGTTTGGGCTACAATATATGACGGTATTTTACCAAAACGTAGCACAAAAAAGTCTGCTGGGTACGACATTTATAGCCCTATTGATGTAACAGTCCCTTCTCACGGAATGGTTAAAATTCCTACTGGTATTAAAGTTATGATGGAAGATGATGAAATACTATCAATTTATCCTAGAAGTAGTATAGGATTTAAGACTGGTATCCGACTAGCCAATACTGTTGGTATAGTAGATGCTGACTATTATGGCAATCCTGACAACGAAGGACATATATTTATTAAATTATACAACCCAACAGACACTGCTTATGAAATAGAGGCTGGAGATAAAATTGCTCAAGGTATTTTTACTAAATATTTGATTGTAGATGACGAAGAAGAAATCGAAACAGAACGTTCTGGTGGCTTAGGTAGCACAGGAAAGTAAATTCTATATTGACAACCTCACTTGTTTTTGATATAATCTAATTAATTACAAGAAGGAGGAAAATAATGGAGACAATAAAAAGTATCTTAGTTATTATACTTTTATCTCTAATGATTGTCTTTGTGATTAGTATTATTGTAGACAGTATTCGTACTGAATTACGTAATAAAAAATTAGATAAGAAATTAGAAATCGCTTTTGATGAGTTCATAAAGAAAATAGAAAAAGCTAAAGTAGAAGTAAAAGAAACTAAGACAGAACCAACTACTGATTATTCGTCTGAAAACATATTAACCCTTAAAAAGATGGCTAAAGAAAAAGGCATTAAAGGCTACTATAATATGAAAAAAGATGAACTAGTAAAAGTTCTAAGTAAATAGAGGATGATAAATCCTCTTTTTTTTACGTTTTTACATTGACTTCACACCACAAATATGATATAATTATACTAATAATAAGGAGGATGAAGAATGAGTAAGGAAGACCTTTTAAAGGCGATGTTAGAACTAACAAATACAGAAACACACAACGCAGTGAGTACATATGGTAGTGTGAATGTAGACGATTTAATGGCTGCATACGATAGGTTAAATAAAGTTCCCACTTATGATGACCTATTAAGAGAAAACAAAAGACAGAAAGAAATAATTGATATGTTCTTAGATAAAGTAGACCGAAACAAAATGCTATTAAATAATCCAGACATTTTAGACGTGTACTTAAAAATCAAAGGCTTATCAGATTAAAGGAGGAGATAGAAATGTCTTTACGTATTATAATAAGAAATATAAAACATTGGTTTCAAAGAAGAACCAGAGGCTGGTCTGACGATGAGACTTGGAATTTGAATTATGAGTTTATTTTATGGTTAAACTCCAGATTTAAGAAGTACAGAGAACAAGCTATAAAAATGGTAGACCTAGAATATTACAGATTTGAATATAAAGATAATGTATATACTCAATTACAAGTTATAGATAGAATTATAGAGTTGACAGATTATATAATAAACAATGACTATTACGAAATGATGTGGTCTGATGTTGAACATTTAGAAGCAATGAAGAATGAAATATTTGACTTATTTAAAATGTCATTTGGTGCTATGTGGTGGTAATGTTATTAAATTATAAATATATTGTTAAAATATCATAACAAAATAACATCTCTAATTGCATTTTTATGAACAATGTAAAATAATGCGTATAATACGTTATATACTATATCATACGTCAATAATGACGCTTGTAAATGTATTTTTGGAATAATTACTACAAATTTAAAACACCTCCCTACGGGGCTAAAAATAGCCTTAAAAGAGGTGTTTAAAAATAATTATTTTTTTTGCAAAAAAGTATTGACAAGGTAAAAATACTATGTTATACTGAGTATGTAATTTGAAAGAGGAAATTTCATAATTTCTATAAAGTATTTTTCTTACGTTTCGGCAACAAATTTGTTATTGAAAAAATTGGTTTTATATTTCAATTATGTTTTATTATAATTTGTGGTATTTTGAAACAAAATCGATAGAACCGAGTACTCTATTAGTTGAGAATTAATATTTTTGAATTTATGATGCAGTATTCCTCTTCCTTATTACAATATACAATAAAAAGACATTGATGAACAATGTCTTTTTTTTATTTTTTTAATTGGTACAGGGAATAGGACTTGAACCTATAACCCCACCCTTATAAGGAGTGTGCTCCAACCATTGAGCTATCCCTGCATATGGAGCCGATGGGCAAGAATTTCACTTGCTTAGTTGTCTAGGACTATTATACTCATCGACATATTGGAGCACCTAATAAGATTTGAACTTATGTTCAGGGAGTTGCAGTCCCTTGCCTTAACCAAACTTGGCTATAGGTGCATTGGTGGATATTTTTTCGTATTAGATGCAGTACTACACCAAATATTTATAGAAATATCCAAAACTAGCTCATACCCGAGTCGAACGGTAACACTCGTCAGTGTGACCCACATCTCTGAGCATATATGGTGGACATAGATAGAGTCAAACTATCCTCCTCAATTTTGTTCCTTAATTGAGTATCTCGGAGTCCGCCCAAATTGGTTGCGGAGACGGGATTTGAACCCGTGACACCTAGGTTATGAGCCTAGTGAGCTACCAGACTGCTCTACTCCGCGATAATATTGGACATAAAATATGTCCAAACCCTAATTTTAACGAAGGGATGAGGTTGGAGGGTGATAACTAACCCACTGTAGTGCTGCTAGTTTAAGTATTTAAACAGGTACTAGCGACCGACTATAACCTCTCAAATTCGTCTTCCTACTCGAGTAGAAATAGAGAAAACTAGGTCGCCGACATAAATGCCGTCGACTGCTCTTTACATCAGCAACCACGCAAAAGATAATTCTTTTTCCCCTGAAACCAACTGAAAACCTGCCTTACTCAGTCGGACTTTGCCTAACCCATAATAAACTATTAGACGTTCCAAAACGGCTCTAAGAAGCCCTTTTTAATTCCTCGTAGTCACAAATAATTTGTTGAGGATATTTAACACTAATTCCTAATGACGACATAGATGACAATATGTCTTTTTTATCATCCACTAATAATACTTGAGTATTCATTATTCCATTTATTTTTAGGAACCATTCAACATAATCACTCTTACGTTCTCCAGGATGTAAGAAAAATGATTGAGAAGTGTTAGGAAAGTATTTATTCAACCATTCTATCTTCTCTTTTATTCCAAAGGCTCCTCCTTGTACTTGAGATATTATAATGAATTTGGCTTTAGGATATAAAGTGTTTAGTGCATCAATAACGATTTGGATTGGACGTTTATTAATATACATCCCATCACAAAATTCTATGTCTTTACAGGTGATGTTCTCTGCTATTGTATTATCCATATCAACAAACACGTAACTAATCATTATTGTCGCCTCCTAACAATCTTAATGCCTTTTGATAATCATATATAGTAAACCCTAATTGACAATCGCATCTAACCAACACAGGCAATAAATGGCACATATCAGAGTCATCATCAATGATTATAAATTTGTTTTTAAAATTGTTGTCATCAATCCATTTTTGTATTTCTAGTCCTCGTGCTTGATATAATATTGGCGTCATACCTATTACTTTAATACTAGGATTAAACCCAGATTTAGTAATGAGGTCTTGTAATTGCGTTAACGTCATACCAATACGCCAAGAACTAGAAACGACTATATCATAAGGTATTTTATTATATAATTCATTAAGCCACCCAATTGCTTGTTTATTATTAAGAGATGCACGACCAATTTTATGTATATTGAAAGACCAAGAACCATCTTTATCTTTTCCCCAATATATAGTTTCTACAACTCCATCAAAATCTAAAAAGACAACGGGTTTTGAATTACTCATAATATACCTCCATATTCTTTTGGTTGCCTGAGCTAGACTCGAACTAGCGAAATCCAAGAGTCAAAGTCTTGTGCCTTACCAGCTTGGCTACCAGGCAATAAATATTTTCCCAAGGCTTCTAAAGTTTCTTGGGATAGGACTTATACATAAGGCTTTAAGGGCTTGTACTTAACCCAAAGTTTCTTATGACGCCATAAGTGTAAAGGGGTAAAAAATGAAATGAAAACATTTTTCTGGTGCACCATCTAAGAGTCGAACTTAGCACCTCTCGCGTATCAGACGAACGCTCTAACCAAATGAGCTAATGGTGCAAGGAAGGGAAATTAATTCCCACTTAATAAATGTATAAGGCTGTCTTTTGTTATATTACTTAATGATAAATCAATATCGGCATCCATTGTTTGAATACTGTCTTGTGAAGTACCATCAGACATTACAGTTCTTTGTATAATACTATATTGTGGCTGGTCTATAACTATTGCACCAGCATCTTTTAATAAGTCATTTAATTTTAATTGTAGCATATTATATGTGCGTAGATAATCAAATGAGCCCATTGTAATACTATTTCTAGTAGATGTACTGCATCCTCTAGGGGTTCTAACATCACCACCAGCACTAAAGTCGTTGAAGTAGAATTTTACAGTATCTCCTATGGTAATTAAACCAAGAACCTTTTGTCTTTCTGTATTCTTTATTTCCATATCAATCTTTTCGATTATATCGTTAGGATTAATTGCATAATTTTTACGAATAGCAGATGAATTTGCAGGAGCTTTTGCTAAAACAAACTCAAATGGTACGTCTTTAGTATTACTAGTAAACATATTCAATGTAATTAAGAACGCACCGTGACCATAATTACGTCCTACATAGAACAATTCAGTAGCTCCAGTTGGTGCTGGGGCATCTGTAATATCGCCACTAAACAAAATATCTGATGCAGAACTTCTATAAGAAGCATCCCAACCAAATACTTCATTCTTGTTCATTTGTTTTAAATCAAGGTCTACTCTTTCTTCTCCATTAGGTTTTATTTCACCATAGAAACCTCGAGATTGATATTTACCATCGCCTGGTAAATTTGTCCAATGAACACCATATACCAAATCATCAATTCTAGGAACTTCAATATACGAACCAGCAGGAATATTACCATTAAATTGTTTTTCACTTGTAGGGGCTGCGTATGTAATATTGTTTGGTATGTATATATATTTACCTTTTACATTTGTTGAAATTCTATCAACCAAGTGAGTCTTAATAATTTGACTAATATCTTCTAATTTTTTGATATATGCTTGTGTTTTTGGTGGCAGACTTGTAACGTATGACTTACCATTTCTAATCTTATATACTACATTATTATTACCATATAATCTATACAATACCCCGTTTAATATTCTAATCTCTCTAAAGATAGTAATATTATCAAGAGCACTACATAACTCATTAACATTAATATTAACATTAGTATCAGTCAAGCAATCTAAAATATTTCTTTTTAGTGGCTTGTGATTATTATTAGCCATCTTTCTTAATTTATTGATAAGTGCATTAATACTTTTACGAGTAACTTCGTCTTTTTCAGTTCTACACTCATCTTGTTTTATCTTTAATGCAAGAAATAGATTTTTATTTCTTAAGAATATTGAAGATAACTTTTCATAGCCATTTGGAGTTTTGATAACATATAGTTGTAACATATTTAATGCTTTAGCTTTATCACTTTTCTTTATGGCTCTAATAGTATCTACATTTTGTATTTTTAAAGTGCCGTTTGTAAGTTTAAATAATAAAAATCTCAAGAACTCTTCTGGGTTACGTGGCATAATGTTATATTTATCATATAAGGTAGTTTTTATTTCTCTATTAACAATTTCGTCAAATCTATTTTTGTCAATAAAATCTGATAAAACCATAACATCTTTGACCGTTTGTTCAGACAATGCAATACCACTAGTTAAAAGTCCCATTAATTTTTCAGTTAGTTGTTCTGATGTATAAGGTTTAATTGTAATTAGTTCAATATTATCAACATCTAACTCTGGGATTTCTAACTTTTCTTTAGGAATATACACTAAATCCTCACGATAAATACCTAAACTCTCAAAACCATAAGTTGTAATATAGTGCATAATTTGTTGAGCAATTAAATCTTCAATAGGTGCATTACGAACTATTTCAAAATCTTTATGGAATGTTTGGTTCCATTTTTGACCGTCTTTACCATATAATTCGATAGCCTCTTTAACAACTACTTCACTAGCACTACTTGGGATTAATAAACCATATTTTAATCCTTCTTCTGAAACACTATTAGATTTTTCTCCTAAAAAACCTTTGAATAATCTTAATACCTCTTTTTCCATTTCTTTCATTCTCCTTTTTTACTTAATACGTCGGAAGGTAATATTATGACTGGTGCCTTCAACCACTTGGCTACTCCTCATAAAATGAAGAGGATGGATTTGAACCACCGTATACCAGTGTCCTCTTTTTTAGTATTAAAGGAACCCTCTATGACGTAATTATATTATATTAAAAGGCGAAGAGTAACTAATTCGTTGCTCTACCCAGTTGAGCTAATCGCCAGTGATGGCGATATGGGACTCGAACCCATAACCTACGGCTTACAATGCATTATAAACAGGAACTCTTTATGTCTCATATCATACTGTCAACTATATAATATCATAATATTACTTAGTTGTCAAGCATTATTTACAAATTTTGGCGTTAGGTGTAGGATTTGAACCCACGGTACGCTTCCACGTACGCTTGATTTCAAGTCAAGTGCTTTAAACCGAACTCAGCCAACCTAACATTTATTTCTAAAGTTTCTAGCAGATTTTTTATTCTTTGATTTATATGTTGGTAATTGACTGTCACAATTTGGACATATCAATCTTAAGTTATCCCCATTATTATTAGAAGCATCTCCATCTATATGGTCAAGAATAAAGTTTATAGGCTTATTATTCCAAACTTTTGACATCCCACAAATTGCACACCTGTGTAATTGTGAGTCCAAAATGTATGTCCTGATTATCCCTCTTACAGTACTAGAAATATGATAAGGCCATTTACCGTAAAGTAACCAATTTAATAATGTAGATTTATGTTTACTAAATTGTAAACAATTGAGACACATATTACTTTTGTTTGGATATATATCAATACCACACATAATACATTTAAGATTTTTTTTACTCATAATAATCTCCCAATCAAAATGGTCGGAGAAATTGGATTTTCACCAATAAGGTGGTTATTCCCACGTTTCCTCTCTTGTGTGTAACTATATTATATAATCCAATAACACAAGACGAGTTGTCGTATTACCCACACCCTGCCTCCAGGGTCACGCTAGATATTACGTGAATATTCTCCGAAATGGTGCGGGTTTACGGACTCGAACCGCAGACCCTCTGCTTGTAAGGCAGATGCTCTAACCAACTGAGCTAAACCCGCAATTATGGAGTGGGAAACGGGACTCGAACCCGCAACAGTCTGCTTGGAAGGCAGAGACTCTACCAATTGAGCTATTCCCACATAAGTGATAGATGCCCACAAAGTGGGCGATGCTTAACTCCTTCTACTTTGTGTTTTACCCATTGGGTCGCCGAAGCTAGGCTGGGACTATCAACTCCCGTCAAAAATAAATAGGCACTCTTTTATGTATTTTTATCTCAATTTCCTTTACTTGTCTGCGACCATCATACACATTTGACCAGACAATTCCTATTTATATGAGCCCTTCTTTAGTATGAATTAAATACGAGGGGTGTTAAAACTTATTTTTAATCTTTTCAATTATTTCTTTTAACTTATCTGTGAGGTTGATTTCTTTTTTATTTTTAGTATCCCTCACAACTACATCTTCGTCCAGAACTATGAATAACAATAATAAAATAATAATAATTAATATTGCTCCCATTGTTTCAACCTCCTACTTTTTCAATGGCGTCTTAGGAAGGACTCGAACCTCCGACCTATTGGTTAACAGCCAACCACTCTACCAACTGAGCTACTAAGACAAAATGGTGACCTCTGCGGGATTTGAACCCACGATACCACCGTGAAAGGGTGGTGGCTTAAACCAGACTTGCCGAAGAGGCCAAATTATTCTATGATTATAGAGTTATTTTCCAAGTATTTTATCATTGATTTTAATACTTCTTGATAAAACTCTTTTCCCATACATTCTGTAGTGACTTGAAAACTTCTTGTTTCACCTTCACAACCATTTTCATATGGGTCTTCCAAATTAGAATAAATATCTAATTCTCCAAAACCAGGTGTGCCGTGCCATAAACATTTAATATGCCCTTCTCTAATAACAACACCATCAACCTCGATTTTTCTATCTTTCATACTTATTCTCCTTTTAAAATGGCGTCCACTAGAGGGCTCGAACCTCTGCGTCAACTTAATCGACCTAAGAGTTTAGCAAACTCTCCTCTTCACCAACTTGAGTAAGTGGACATTAAATTGGTGCTCCTGAATGGATTTGAACCATCACGGGATTACTCCCAACGGATTTTAAGTCCGTTGCGTCTGCCTATTCCGCCACAAGAGCATTAAAATGGTGCCGACACCTCGATTTGAACGGGGAACCTATCGCTTACAAGGCGATTGCACTACCGTTGTGCTATGTCGGCATAAAATAGGATAAACTGTATAGATGAAGGTACGTACAACATCACTATCGGCTTTTAATTTTTACTCGTATCAATATTACAAGATTAGTCGGCACTTGGGGCAAAACTGATTGCCACCCTTGATACGAAACCTATATAAATTACTAAATGGTGGTCAGACCTGGGATTGAACCAGGGACACTAGCATTTTCAGTGCTATGCTCTACCAACTGAGCTATCTAACCAAGAAAGAAGAATTAATTATTCTACGATGTCATAGATACTTTGTTTTAGTTCTTCTATTGATTTTGTTAAATCATTATAAATATCTTGATGAATTTTAGCATATTCTTCGCCTTTTTTGATTTCTGCACGAACTTCATTACGAATTGCTACTAACATTGCACGTCTAGCTCTTCTATAACTGATTTTCGCACCAATTTCAACATCAAAAGTATCTTCTGGAGAACATTTTGCCACTCCAACGAATTTTAATGATGGGTTTTCATTAGTCCCTAATAATAATGTAGTGACGGTTCTTCTTTTTTCATCAACGATTACTTTCTTTTCTGTCTTTGGTAATCTGATTTTCATAATTAATCCTCCTTTTTTACAAAATTAATGGTCGGGAAGACAGGATTTGAACCTACGACCTCTAGTTCCCAAAACTAGCGTTCTAGCCAAGCTGAACTACTTCCCGAAATGGTGGAGAATGTGGGGCTCGAACCCACAACCTACTGCGTGCAAGGCAGTCGCTCTAGCCAATTAGAGCTAATTCCCCAATACTGGCGGCTCGTACGAGATTTGAACTCGTGATTTCCTGCGTGACAGGCAGGTGTCATAGACCACTAGACCAACGAACCAACTGGCAGGGGTATTAGGATTTGAACCCAAACTTGCGGTTTTGGAGACCGACGTGCTGCCGTTAACACTATGCCCCTAAAAGCAACAGGAAATAAGATTTATTGACTTATCTGGTTCTATCAATTAATCACAGGGCTACTTCTGTACCACATTTGTATAGTCCAATTCCTGTTGAACACACGCATCTACTGACCAGAAATTCAGGTGGTTGCGTAGAATAGACGACTTACAAGTTCTTCGCTTTTCACACTTCTCTATGCGTCTTTTTATTATAACAAATGTATTATATCATAAAAAGTCAAAAATGTCAAGTTGTTTTTCAATTTTTTTCTTATTTTCTGCACTAATTGTACCATTTTTATATTCATTATGAATTTGAATTGCAGAAAGCGTGTTTATTATATTATCGACACTAGTAATGCCATTAGATTTCATAACATTAAGTAATTCTAAAAAATGTCCCATAAAATCTTTGTTAAATGTATCAGCAAACGTTTCCAAATATTCTCTAACATTTTTAGTTTCTCTCCCTAATTTATTTAAGCAACCTATACACGCAAACTTACCACAATCAAGTTGTATATTGGTACTAGCACCACATTGAATACAATTTCCCTTATTAGTCACAATTTTCATCTTCTGCCTCCTCATTCATTTCTTCTAACTTTTTGATACATCTATTGTACATATCAATCATTTCATAAACAGTGTGTTGACTATTCATTGTACAACCACGACCACAATATTTATACCAAGAAATTTCTACGTCCCCACATTTAAAGTTATATGGCTGTATCGTTTCGCCATCCCAATTATATGCGTGAACCTCAAATACATCGCAAACAAAACTATTACCAGTGTTATCAAAAGGATTGTCATATTCTTCTTGAGTAATATTCCACATTGTAATATCTAATTTTCTAGCAATATCACGAAGTAACGCTACAACATAACCAGGACAATCATATTGTTGTATTTTATTTGGAGAGAATAATATTTGTCCTAATTCAACATTAGTTGGTAATCCACACTTTTCACACATTATCAACTTGACCTCTTTTCTTTTTTATTTTTTCAAATTTATCATAAACAGTTTTTCGCATTTTAGTATTAACCCAAAATTCGCCATCTCTAAATATTATTGTATAAGTCTTATTGCCTGTAACAAATATATCTAATACATCATTAATATCAAAATACACCTTTTCAGTACCAACTGTAGCAACCTCTAACTTAACGGATGCCATACTTCTCCTCCAATTCTTTGAATGTTAATGGTGTGTCATTAATAATTATTACTAAACTTTCTCCACCATCGCCGAACCAGTGTTGATAATATAGATTATTTTGAAGTGCATTTATATACTCATTTCCGTCTTTATCCATCCAAGGGACACTAATGTAATCATTAGAACCATCTTCATATATTATGTCTAAATGTGTTATGTCTTTATTTTCAATTCTATCTTCTAATAAAGTTTTATCATCCCAGCCTCCAATAGTCGTTAACCCTTTACGATTGATAGACAGTAACATTTCTTTGCAAGATACACTTTCGTACACTTCACCATCTTCATATTGAAATACGTTAACTCCAATATTTCTTGTTACATCATTAACTACGCACATATCTATCATTTTTGGTGTTAAGCTATATACTTCACAATTTTCAAAAACTATATCTATTGTTTTTATCTTTTTATTCTTCATCATTTTCCCTCCATTCTTTTAACTGACAAGCATTCTCATTTCTACCCCATATATCTGCATCGTGCAATAACTCTAACATATGATATAGGTCATCATCATTAAACATTTCTTTAATTGGTGTCATATCTTCTCTACGATACCACTCCATATGATTTAATATTAAGGCTCCAATTTGATATGAACTATTATATAAACGCACTCTATCCAAATCATCTCTCATATTTTGTTTTCTCACGTGGCACATAAATAAATAAGTAGAGACTTTATCGTGTCCATAATACACAAAACAGTTTTTCTTATCATTAAATGTTTTAGTGTATAATTTACCAAAATCGTGATAACGAGCTGCTTGTCTTAAGATTTCAGCATCAATACGTAATTTTAAGTTTTTACCTAAATCCTCTGCTCTCTTTACGACTGCTTTTATATGTTCTTCTAGTGTTTCACAATGATGTGGGTTATCTTGTTTATAGTCTATACAATCGTCTATTAAGAAATTATAATCGTATACATCATTATACATACCGCCGTCTATTAAATATATATTATCAAAACCTTCATAATACATTGGTGGTTCTATACTCTGTATCATTTGAATTAATTTGTCCCAAGGTATTTGTCTTTCTTGTCTAGTGATATTTCTTTCTAATATTATATTTATAGGGGTGCAACATAAATAAGCGTTAACTTCAGCATCACACATTTTAGCCCTCTTTATTATATCACTCCTACGTTTTTTATTAAGATTTGTAGCATCATATATAACATCAAAGTCATTTTGTAGTGCTGTTAAAGTTTCTCTTTTCATTCTCTCAAAAACTTCTGCGTTGTGGGTTTGGTCTTCAAAACCAAACATATCAACTCTTATATCGTCGCTAGATAAATATACGGTGTTATCGGTTAATAATTCAGTTTTTGCATATTTTGTCTTTCCACTCCCTGGTATTCCAATCATTATATTTAATTTTGCCATTATATAGCCTCCCTCTATCATATCTATTAAAATTATAACAAAAAAAAACGCATTAAGTCAATACGTTTTTATAAATTATTTGCAGAAAATAAATTTTCTATAGGAAACTCCATATTTTGAGAACAACGAGGACATAAACAATCGTTGATATAAGGTTTGATTTCCCTACCACAACAATCACAATAATTCCCTAAACAAAACTCTTTAGCAAATTTTTTAGACATTCTTTCCGTAGCATTTCCTTGCACGATGCCTCCAGTATCTTTACTAATATAATAATCGTCTTGAAGAACCCCAAATCTATTGCTATAGAAATCAGGTTTAATTATTTCCGCATTAGTCATAAAGCCTAAAAATACATTACCGTTTTGGCTATCTACAGCTTTTATGCGAAAATCTCTATTAGATGTTAAATCTACATTATCTTTCATTTTTTCTAAATAATCTTCTTAATGAAAACTTCTTATTTCTTTTTAGGCTATTAAATTCTTTATCATTTAGACGTCTTAAATTATCATCAAGTCTTTCTAATTCTTCTTTTATTTCGTCGGTATTTGTAGGTATGACCACTGTTTGTAATTTTTCTTTGCCAGCCTCTTGTAAGAATTTATCCATTGTTAGGTCGCAATATTCATCTTCCCAATCGCCTAAAAAATAAAAACGGTCATTTAATACTACACCACCATTTCGAGTGTCAGTACGTGGCTTTTGAAATGTCCCAAACAACATAGGGTCTTTCTCTCTACGTTCTTTAGCAACCTCCTTTTCAGCCTTTCCAGTATAATCAGTAAAGACAACATACATTTTATCAAATATATCTTTTGTCTTAGCAATAACTTGTACAATATTATCTGGTATATCTCTAGGATAATTTTCCAATTCAATAATTTTAACTACATTTTTAGAAATGTTATCAATATAATCTTCAATATCATCTCTATACACAAATGAATTAATACCTAAACCAACTACTTGCATCTCTTTTTCAATGTTGTCTGCTAAAAATCTTAACTTTTCAATAACACGCTTTTGACCAGTTATGCTATATTTTTCTACTAATAGTAAATAACCATTATAAAGGTCTTTTAAATCTTTGTCTGTTACTGTTTGTTTCTTTTCTTTTAAATAATTAAAATATTGAGTAGCATTTAGTTCTTCAACGTTGACTTCGGTTATCTTCTTTTTGCTTGTCATTTATTTTCACTTCCTTTTATTATTTTGAACATATCATCAATATTGCTTAATAGTGGATAACGTTCAACGGATGTAGATGTCTTTGCAAATTGTTTGTTTACTAAATCAACATACATCGTATGTGTGCCGTCATCCCCTTGATAAAACTTATTCCATTGCTCATCTGTTAATACATCTTTAACAGCTAATTGTTCTATCGCTAAGTTATCAAATGATATAACTTTAAATTTCCCCATTAAACTAGATAAATTATTTTTTAACCAATCTATTTGTACTTGGATGATTGCACTCGCTTTTTCTAGTAAATCGTGTCCTCGTCCAAAGTCTTTATACCCTAATATTAATATTTTTACACCTTTATTTGCGAAATAATCAAACACATCTCCACCGTGAATACCAGCAATAAGATGAACCACTAAATTTGGATTATTTTTTATTGCATTATCCCAAAATTCGTCATCAAATGATGTGAATGAGACACCTAAACCATAAATTAATTTTTCATTTACCAATTTGTTAATTAATTCTAAATGTCCTTTAAACTCTTTTTGATTGACCGTAATACTAGGTATGACACCTCTTGCCTTTAATTTTTCTAAAAAAGGAATAAGGTCTGGATGACCTGTAACAGCTCCTCCACCTATTGCCATCTCAGTTCCAGGGCGAAGTTTGTCTATAAATTCAGCATTCATAATATCTCCGTGTTTGCCATCTGGTGTTGATTTTTCGTGACACATAGGACATCCAAAAGGACATCTATTAGTGATTTTGCAATCCATTGACTCTACAAATTCAGGTGTCAAATTGTCTAAATCATTGTATCTCACCTTCGTCCCATCTTCATACAAATCAACAAAATAATTACCGTTTTTATAATGTGCTATTCTTTTCATATTTTCCTCTCTTTCTTAATGGTTGTGTAAACATTTTTTGAACATCCCACCCTCTATAATACCTAGCATATAGTGTTCTTCTAGGAATGTTAATATCTTGCGACCATTCTTTTAAACTTTTTGTTTTACCGTTATAATTAATATAAATAGTATTAGACCTATTATCTGATTGTCTATTCTTTTTAATCCAACAACAATTTGCTGGGCAATAATTCTTGTAGACGTCCTTTCTTTCCAAGGTTAAGCCTTCTTCATAACCGTGACTTATAGCCCAATCTTTAAAACTTATAAAGTTATTTTTCCATTCTTTACATACGTCTATATTCTTTACTTTATAATCTTTATCGTATTTGCACCTTTTTAACATAGAATGATAGCATTGATACAAATGTGTATGAGAAAGATTATGGGTAACGAAATGAAAGTTATCATTACGAGTATGTCCACAAGATTTGGTATGCCCGTCTAATAAATGATAAACACTAACCTCAACTTCTTTTCCACAATCACATCTGCATATCCATTTTCTGTTTTCAGTTCTTTTTATTGCAACTAAATTGCCAAATCTCTGATTAGTAATGTCTACGCTATATTTATTCATTTTTTAATAATTTGCTCCGTAATAACCAAAGGCAACTACAGTATCTCCATTTGGTGTATTATATTTATCGACATATGTTTCGTATTCTATATAATCATAGTCGTTAAACTCCTCGTATGTATAATATGTCTTATCATCATCATTTAGATATTCTTCAAGTTTATCCTTAAAATCTGGGTCTTCTTTACTAACTCCTGTATTTTCTTTTAGAAATTCCTCTTCCACCGTTTCTTTAGGAACCAATTCATCATTCCATCTATTCCAATACATCTCACCATTTTTCCATTTTAAGAACTCACTCTCCATACACATTGTTATTGAATGTGTACTACTACTATTTGTTTCAAATACATTATTTCTTATTTTTTTCATTCTTCTCTGCTCCTTTGATTATTTCTTTAACATCTGCCTTTATTTGTTTCTCGGCACTCTTTTTAAGTCGCTCAATCTCTTTATCTCTTTTTGATAATGTTGATTGTACTTCTTCCAAGGTTTCATTTAAGGCTCTTATTTCCACTTTTAACTCTGCTATTTCTTTCTTTTGTTCCTTTGTTAAATTATAAGTTTCGCCATACAAATCGTGATAATAAATGTATTGGTCAAAGCCTTTTCCTTTTTCTTCTAATAGACTAATGTATTTTTTAACTACATCATCATATTCCCCTTTTAACTTTTTATAATCTTCCTTATCGTGTTTTCTTTTCTTTCTTAACTGCTTATTCTCTTCAAGTATAGTGTCCTCGTCCCCTTCTCCAAAAAAATCTTTAAATATACTCATAATATTTCCTCTCTTTTATTTTAATAATTTCTTTATTTCTTTTTCTGCAAGCACTTTTCGTTCTTGCGTATCGTCTGCGTCTAAACCAAATCTACGATACCTATATTGTTGATTAAGTTTCTTTGTTGTTTTTCGTATTTCCGTTAAAAAGAATGGTCTTTGTGTTTCTACTGCTAATTTATTTCTATGTGTACTATATGTTTTCTTAATTTCATAATCATTACACAAACCTCTTCTTATTAATCTTTTTTGTTTAATCAACTTAATCATTTTGGCACATTCTTTAGCCGACAAATTATTGTTTTCAATATAATGTAGTAAGTCGCTTAACTCCTCATCTACTTGTGATTGTAAATTAGGGAGGTCGTTAAAATAATCATCTATATCTTTTAACATTTCCTCAACACCTAATATTTGTGAAACAATAGGAGAGAAAGATGTGTCGGTTTCCTCCGTTTCTCCTCCGTTTTGTTCTAATTCTTGTTCTTCCATTTGATATGACAATTCTTCCAAACTTATACCAACTTTATCAAGTTCCGTTTCCGTCATTCTTATACCTCCTAGTCTTCTTCTATATTTCTAAATGCGTCTTCATTTAACATAGCCATTTTTATTGCGTCCTCTTTAGAGTGAGAATAGTTATTTGTAGTAGCCATATTTGAATGCCCCGCCATATCTCTCACTACTTGTATAGGTACTCCTTTATTAAGTTTTCCAGTAATAAAGCCATGTCTTAATTTGTGTGGGGACATTTCGTCGCTCCAGTACAAACCAATTCTACTAGCACAGGTTTTTAAACTTTTTGAAAAACTTTGCCTTGTCAAAACATTTCCCTCGTCGCCAATAAACAACAAGTCTGTCTTTACTCCAGTTCTTTCCACAATATGTTTCCTTTTATTATTAATAAAATCTTTACATATTTTAGCACAAGATGGTGTAAACCATATAGTTCTTTCCTTTCCACCTTTACCCTCAACAACTGCAAAACCTCTTTCAATATCAGCACAATTAATTTGTATCATTTCTTTAAAACGAACTCCAGTGCATTGCATTACCGATATACCTGCCCTTACTCTTTCATTTGACGACATTCTAATCATTTGTTCTGCTATATCTCCGTCTGCATATTTTCTTTCTTTATGTGGTGTCTTTGCAAGAGGTATATTTCCAATTTTTCTATCAACTAATATATCTTTTTCAGTTTCAAGATATGAATAAATTTGTTTTATTGCACTTAATTTATTATTTCTAGTAGACGGTTCGTTTCCTTTATCTACTTGTTTAGAAAGCCAATCTTTGATAATTTGTGCGTTTACATTTATGAAAGTTTTATAATCTTTAATATTCATTTCTTCACAAAATTCTTTAATATGATTGATATATAAGTCTACACTATTACTATTTCTACCCTCAATGTCAACCTTGTAAGTTTTAAATTCTTTTAGTAAAATTTCCATATTCATATTTATTTCACCTCCCTCTATCTTCATTAATAGAATACTATATTTTTATTACTTTGTCAAGTTATATTTGCCAATTTTCTCTAAATCTAATTGATATAGGGGATAAATGCAAAAACCACTAGCTTTGTATTCTCCCGTCGGTAGCCCAAAATCATTGTCTATTAAAAAGTCTTCAGCCCAAGAACAATTATTGGTGTCAATGTAAGCCATATTTTTTTCCAATAAGTCCCCAAGGTTGACTGTTATAATAGCCAATGGTGTACCGTCTTCGCATACTAATTCTAGTGCCGTGTTATTATTTGAATAACTCCTTATATTCATTTCTTTAATATTATAATTTTTTACTCTTAACATTATTTTCCCTCCTTAATCAATACAATTTTATAGAAAGTTCCGTCAAAACTAACTTTAACCTCTTTATTTATTATTTGCTTTACTGCATCAACTTGCTCTTGAAAGAACACATAAGTATTTCCTTTGTCTTTCAATTCTTCAACTGCGTCCTTTACAATACCCCTAAAATAAGCATTTTCTTCCTCTAACATAAATTTCCTCCTATTTTATCTTATAATTATCTTTATTTCTAAATTCGCCTTTAATGATACCCTCAATCGTTGTGTGGCTAACTCCATACATTTCTGCCAACTTACGATAACTAATTTTAGTTGTAGGGTCATTCTTTTGCAACCTATTTTCTTTTGATTTTAGGTATATTTCTTTAATTTCTTCCACCTCTTTATCAGTTAATTTAGCCGAACTACTATTTTCGCCTTGCTTAATCATTTTGATTTTAAAAGGTCTTAAATTGTTAATACTGCAATCTTTTTCTTCTCCGTTAATATGTTGAATAATTATAGTCCTATCGTTGAAATTAAAGTTTTTAAAATTGAAAGCATAATATACAAAACGGGCATAATTCACTACTCTTTTCTTCTTCTGCTTTCCCCATTTTATAGAGATTTGCTTATTATTATTTAACTCTTTTCCACTTAAACCTATAATTTTACCATTTTCAAAAATTGTATAACCCCATAACTCTACTTTCTTCATACTATTTCCCCTCTATATAATTATTTAATTTATCTATTCCTAGTGTGAATATTGTAGCAAAATCTACATACACACTATCTTTATCTTTCCTATAAAATTTAACTCTTTTCCTATTATTACTTACCTTATAACCCCCAATTTTTTTCATTGCTCTTGCAATAGCCAAGTCTTGTGAAATATCTTTACACATTTCATAAAATTCAAACTTTCCATATTTTTTTATAAAATCGGTGTTATTCATAAGTTAATTTCCTCTCTCGTCTTCTTCGTCGTCGTCCTTTACAATTCCATTTAATAGTCCACTTAAACCCCACATAATTAATAAATCTAACATTATTTTTCCTCCTCTGTGTTTTCTAATTCTTTGTTAATATATATTAATTCGTCATTTAATTTTTCTAGGTCGTAATTACATAATCTTATTCTGTTTTCTACTTCTATTTTACGACGACCCAATTCTATTTTTCTAGCATTTAACATTGTTTGTTCACTTTTCATTTTTGGAAAGCCCTCTTTTAAATATTTATCTAGGGTAGGTCTTGATATACCCATTGCCTTTGCTAGAGAACTTTTAGTCAACTTCTCGTTTGCCATTTTTTACCTCCTAACAAGTGATTTCTATACCACAAATTTCTCCGTCTTTCATATAAAGTTCTGCTACATATTCTCCGTCGCCACAACTTGTATTTACCCACACACCATTGTCGTCAGTTATATTAGCACCTCTTCTTAAAGTTTTAGTAAAATCACAAATATTTTTGTCATACCAATCTTCGTCTATCTTATTTTCAAAATGATATTTTTCATAATAATCTTTATCAAATATTCCAATAGTACCACTATCAACTCCTAAAGACGCACTATCTACCACCTCGTCATAATCATTAAATATAGTCATACCATAATCTTCGTGTGCTACACTTAATATCACTTGTTGTTCCATTCCGTCTTCAAACTCGTTATATTCATAATCAATAACCCAGTTTCCACTTTTAACTTTCTTTAATAATTGTTGACACCAAGTTGTTATATCATAACAAGGGTCAGTAAGATAAACTTCTTTTCCTAATTTAATTACTTTATTTGTTTCCATATTATTTTTCTCCTTTTCCTTTACTTTTTGTTCTAAATTATCATACAATATATCTAGTCTATCAAATAATTTGTCAAATTTTTCTACAAGTTCTTTGTCTACTGCCATATTAATTTTCTTTATGCTTTCTTATTCCGTCCCAGATATATTCAATTAAAATTTCAGTTAAACTTTCTCCAAAATAATCGCTATCAATTACATTATTTGCAATACTTTGTAAATCTTGTAGTGTCAATATCTTTCCATTATTTTCGTTGTGTCTTTCTTTTTCCATATAATCATAAGAATATTCGTTATAAACCTCTAATAATATTCCGTTATATAAACTATCTCCTATATTATTGTGTGTTTCTATATAATCACATACTTCCTTATATAATTCTTTCATAATTATTCTTCCTCCATATTCTCTAATTCTTCTAACTCTGCTAGTAACTCTTCCTTTTCGCCTTTACAACCAAAAGTGCAACAAACCTTATCTCTTTCTTCAATATATTCTAATTGCTTTTTGATTTCGTTTATTCTTTCTTCAATTTTGCTTTCTTTCATTCTCTTTACACCTCCACATAATCATAACAATCGCTAGGTATCTCAAACCAATCAAATTCATTTAATCTTTCGTCTGCTAATATATCGTCAACTTGCCAGTCTAATTCTCCCTCGTCAAAATATTTATTCTTTACTTCGTTAATTGCTTGTTGAAATTCTTTTATAGTATGTTTGTTATTTAACATAATCACACCATAACTTACATTTTCGTCCCCACAATCATTAATTCTAACTGCTCTATAATCTTCTATATTCATAATTTCCTCCTTAATTATAACACATAATTGACTTCAATGGTCTATTTAATTCCATTAATCTCAAAATTATTTCGTCAATGCCGTCAATATAATGGTCTTCACTTTCTTTTATTTTTTCTATAAATTTGCCATTTCTATAAATATTATTTCCTACTGCATAATAATATTCTTGTTCGTCGTATGGGTGGGAAGATTTCACATAAACTTCGCCATCTTCACTAATGCCCGTGTTATATTTAACATAGTTATACATATTCACTAACACAAAGTCTAAACTTCCGTCATTGTCCCAAACTTCCACATCTCCTAACACTACTAAACTATCTTCTTTTTGTTGTATAGTAGCACAAATGCTTTTATAATTTATATCTATAACACCTCTAGTATCTCTTAAATCGTTCGTGATATTATATCTAGGGTTATCATAAATTAATTCTACCAATGTATTTATGTCTTTCACACCCTTTATAGTAGTTCTTAATTCGTTAAAGTCTTCTAAACCTTTTTGAATACTTATCATTCTATATCTTCCCCTTTCCAAGTTATCTTTCCGTTTTTTAAATAGAACTTGTCTTTTACATATTCTTCTAAACATTCGTATAAGCCTTTTGAACTATCGTTATAATTACTTTCTTCAAAGTCAACTGCAACTTTCTTACAAAATTCGTATGCTAGGTCGTCTTCATAAGGTAATATACCTTTTAATAAATCTCTGCCTAATACAAACACACTATAATAATATGTATCTGCATAATTTTCAAATCTCATAATTCCCTCCTAAATACTATCGTCAACACTTATTATTTCTAATATTTGCCACTCGTTTTCCATTATATCTTTGTTTTTAATACATTCTTCTATATCGTCTTTTGAAAGTCCATAGAAGAAAATACATTCGTCTTCTTTTTCACTATCGCTACAATCAAATGCTTTAATTGTCCCTACGAACTCGGTATCGTCGTCAACCCATTTTAATCTACAAGTAGTATACATAAGTTATTCCTCCTCGTTCAAGATTTCTAGTAGGTCTTCTCCAACTAAATCATATTGAATATTTCTACTTAATATATATTCTCTAATCTTATCTTCTTTAGATTTCTTGTTGTTAATTTCATTAAATGCTCTTAAAAAGTCGCTCATAAAATCTACAAAATCACTAAACTCACTTTTACTTATATCTTGCATAGTATAATCATAATCTTCTCCACTAATATAATTATACCATTTATCAAGGTTGTCATAATGATAATCATATACTCTATTAAAATCTTCGCTTGTATTATCTCCTAAATTCCAACCATACTCTTGCATTTTTTCAAATATTTTATCTTTCATTTGTTTTTCCTCCTAACTCTATAACATAATCATTATAATATTTAAAACTATCAAATGTTCCACCATATTTTGCACTATAATTAAATACACTTACATATTTATTTTCGTCTTTGCACTTTGTATAATGTACTATTCTATCTCCGTTACTATCTACTAAATCTTTTAAAAACATTCTTTCCATTTTACCCCTCACTTTCGTTAAGTTCTTTTAATACACTTATCAAACTATCATATTCTGCATATAGGTCATTTAATGTGTAGTTATTAATTTTAGCATAATTTATCAAGTTCATTATTCTATCTTTTATATCGCTAATATCATTAATAAAAATACTATCGTCGCCACCACTATAACTATAAATATCAACTTCTCCACTTACATACCAATCATTTTCTTTATTATTAGTATCAAAGTTTTTATCACTTATAAAAATAGTAGCATTGTAACCAAAAGCATTTATAGGTATATAACCATTTTCTTTCCAATCTTCAATAGTAGCACCACAACTCACATCAAATTCGTCATTGTCAATTACTGCTTGTATCCCACCTTTGTCAAGTAATTCCTTTACTCTTTTATAGCCGTCGTATGCTAATTTATAATCAAAATATTTTCTTGTATCTTCCATTTTAATCTTCCTTTCTCTTTACACTTACATTATATTATATAATAATTGTTATTTAGAACTCTTAATAAAATTTTCAATGATTTTTCCGTTCCCTTTGCCAAGATAGTATGGGTTTTCTTTATTTTTTTCTTTACATACACTATATACAACATTTTTAATGTCATATAATTCACTGCCAAATAAATCAATATATTCTTCAATATAACTGCCACCTAATATATTTTCCAACATTTGAAACATACAATCTAGGTCGTTTTTATGATAATATTCACTATCATAATCTATCTTTGATATAATAGCATAAGTTCCATTGACACCATTTTCAACATAATTTCTTGCATATTCTAATGCCTTATTATAATCTAACTTAAATACCACATTTTCGTCATAATAACCATATTGTTTGTCATAAACACTATTATAACAATCATAATCTTCGTGTTCTTCGTCTTTAGTCCATAACACACCAACCTCAACTTTGTAAATGTCAAATTTATAATTATAATAATTATTTTCTATCTCTATCTTATTCATATTATACCTCCTTATTCATTTATAAAATCTTCGTCTTCGTACCAAAAATAATCTAGGTCAAAGCAAGTCATACAACTTAAATCTTTACCAACTTCATAATCTCCGTCAACACAACGACATATATATACCTTATCGCCGTCAACTTTATGTTCTAATGATTTAACTCTTAAATCTTCTTTATCTAATGTTTTATAGAAGTCATAATATATATCTTCAACATTGCTTATTGCATTATCTAATTTACTAATGTTTTCTTCCATTTGTCCCGAACAATGGTCTATACAACCATTTTCTCTTATATCTCTTAAATATTCATAACTTCTTTTTAATTCTGCTAATATCTCTTTATTAGTCATTATTTACCACCTCTTTTTCTGCTTGAATTTCTTTATAATTAATTGCGTCTTCTAAATATAATTTAATATAATCTAAATCTTCAATAAAATGTTCTTCTTGCATTTTGTTAATGTCTGCTATAACTTCACAAATTTTATTTAAAACATTTTGTATTATAATATTATTCTGCATTATCAAACACCTCAATCTTTTCTAAAACTATCATATAATAATCGTCATATATCTCAATGCCCTCGTTATAAACTCTACAAGCACCAAGTATATTTTTATTTTCTAATAAATCTAAATCAACTTCTTGTATAAACCAGTCGTACTCGTCGTCGCTTTGTGTTATAGTTCTTTCCAAATAGTTGTTATATTCCGTAACTGCTTGTTCTTTGTTGTTATATAGTGCTATTAATTTAGTGTTTACTAATAAATCTTTTAAGTTTCTACACTCGTCAGTATAACTTTCATATAATAAATACATAATTCCCTCCTATAATTCAATCCATAATTTAGTTTCTAACCAATCTACCTCAACTGCATTTTTGATTTCTTCGCTCGTAGGTATCTTATTGTTTTCTTCATAATATTTATTGATAAATCGTCTTATGTCTTTGTATAATTCTACTGCGAACTCGTCGTCTTGTTTCAACCCCATTTTATTTAAGTCTAATTCAAACTCGTAGTTATCAATAACATTATCGTCATTACTAATCTCTAAATCAATTATTACTTTATTATCTGCTAAATCTTTAATGTCCCAAATACAACAATTAAACATATCTATTCCTCCTCAATCATACTATCGTCAAGTTCTATATTATTTCCGTTTTCGTCTATAACATTATGTCCTACAAACTCTAAAGAGTACCATTCTTCTCCCTCGTGTTTACAAGTCAAGCATTCCCAAGGGAAGTAACACATTTCTCCCTCAAATCTAACTGCTCCATATTCTAAATTATTTTCTCCACAAAAAGGACAATACCCTCCATTATTACTTTTTACTTTCATATTATTACCTCCTAATAGTTTTCTATTAATTCTAATAAATCTTTTTCAGTTATTTTATTATTTTGTGTATAGTCTAAATACCAATTACAAATGTCCCAAACTCTATTTAAGTCTTCTTCCATTTCAGTATACATATTATTTTGGAAATATTCAAACTCATCTCTACACCAATCTAAAAGTTCTTCTGCTCCTTGTTCGCCCTTATTTACGGCTTGTGTAATATTTTCTTTTAAATTTTTGTTGTCAAGATTGTAGTATTCAGTATAACTTTTCCAAAAATCATATAATCTATCAATTAATTTCTCTTTCATACTATTCCTCCTCTAACCACTTTGTTAAATTCTCTAGGTCTTTATGGTCTACATATTCAAAACCTATGAACGGACAAGGCTCACAATAATAAATGTGTGTACCATTATATTCTTTATAATTTAATTCCTCGCCACATAAAGGACACTTTGTAGCATATTCTTCATTAATTCTATCAACAATTTCTTGTATCAATTCATTACATTTTGCTACACTTTCGTCTTGATTTTTTAATTCGTCTTCAATATCTACAATTAAATCTTCTGCGTCTATCTTTTTTGCTTTAGTTTCCTTTTTTAATATTTCTAAACTTTCTTCTAATGTGTAGTTATTAAAGTCTTCATAAGTATATTTCATATCTATTCCTCCCTATTTTTCAATTCATTCAATGCTTTGCTAAACATAAACTCCATTAATTCTAAACAACTTAATACACTACCATAAGTATCAAACTTGCCACAAAACAATTCTTTTTTGTTAAGCACTATCATTAAACAATAGTTGTTAGAACCTTTATTTGCATAAGCAATTTTCCATTTTTTATATTTTAATACATTATCATTAAGTAATTTTATTTTATCTTCTATCATTTGTAGTTTTTCTTTTGGTGTCATTTTTAACTACCTCCTTAAATATATTTGCTATCATATTTCTATTGTCTTCATAATCTTTATTAATTTTATCGCTCGTTTTCTTCTTCTCTTTTCTTAATTCCTCTCTTAAGAAGTCAACTTCGTTTTCTAATATAAAAATATATTCTATTAATTCTTCTTCGGTCATTTGTATTTCCTCCTCTTTACACTTTAATTATATCACATAAATCGTAAAGTAGGGAAGTAATTATGCAATTTTTAAATCTTTTTTCAAACTTTCTAGTTCATTATGAAAATCTGCTAACCAATCTTCTTCCCATTTTGTGCCGTCTTTGTGTCTTATGGCTATATTATAAAGTCCATAACCATAATTTAACTCGTCTTCGTCGTTTTGCCACTCGTGTTCGTCCCTAAAATAATCTATGGCTCTACCCACAATTCTATTTACCAATTCACTAAATGTTTTGTAGTCTTCGTCCTCTACAAGTTTATTTAGTTGTAGGTCTAATATATTAAAACCACTTCCCGTGTCTACGGGTTGCCACTCATAAAAATCACAAAACTCTTTTAACAACTCTAAATCTTCGCCACCACTTAATTTTTGTAGGTCAATATTTTTAAATTGTTCCTTAAACATTTGTTCGTATGCCATTTTTTTACCATAATCAGTGATGTCATATACTTCTTGATTAGGAATTTGATTTATACTATTGTAATATTCTGCATACACTTTCCACCTTTGTTCTCCGTCCTCTTTACACTCTTCTAATTTATTATCTAATAAATCGTAAATTTGCTCCCAATAATGATATGCACTAACCATATTATTATCTTTATATGCTTGTCTGCATTTATCTATAAGTTCTTGATACATAATTATTCCTCCTTATTATTGTAATAGAGAGTAATGGCTATTTTACCATTACTTCCCTAACTACATTTAATACTTCTTCTTGTGTAGGTATTCTGCCAACACTATAATATAAGTCTTTAATGTCCTTTGATATTTCATAACAAACATTAAATAATTCTATTTCTTTATACCCTTTAATATTCATTTCTATTTCGTACTCTGCTAGTACATTATTATTATACCCAACTAGTATGATTTTTAAACCTTTTTCAGTATCATTTACACCAACTCCAATTAATGTTTCTAAAGGCTCATAATCTTCGTCGTCTTCCATATCTTCGTCGTCAAGTAATTTTTCTAAAAACTCCTCGTTTTCTTTATTAGTTTCTAACTCCTCAATTAAGTCTTTTACATAACTAATATAACTTTCAAAATCTTCTAAACTTTCTTTAATTGTAAAGTTATTTCTATATTCTTCATTTTCTCTATACATATCTATTTCGCTATCTATATCAAAATTATCTATGTATTCTTTTAATTGTTCTAATAGAGTATCTCCATTTTTTTCAATAGTGATAATCATATCAACTCCCTCGTTAGTCCAAGTTTCTAACTCATAACCACTTTCATTTTCTAATATAGTGAAGTAGTTTTCTAATATTTCTCTTTCATTTTTTATAATTCTCATAATTTTCTCCTTTTCTCTTATATATTAATTATACCATATAAATCGCATAGTAGGGAAGTAAAATGATATTTAATAATACTTTTCTTTTTCTTCCTCACTTAATTCGTCTAGGTCAACAAAATCGTGTCCCATACTTTCTAATAAACTTTCTAAATCTGCCTTATTCATTTGATTTTTGAAAAGGTCATAAAGTTCTCCGTATGTAAAATTATCGTTAAACTCTTCGGTCATATAATTTTCTAGTACCTCTCCCGTCATATCAATTTCTTCAACCAAGTCCATTAAATCAGTTGCCACTCTTTCCATATAAAAGTTTTGCATAAATGAACTTTTTAAAATATTTTTTAATTTTTCTTCCATAATTATTCCTCCCAAACATTTATTTTTTCTTTTTTATTATAGTATCTCATATAATTTTCTAACCAATCTTCTAACTCCCTAGTAAACATATTATCTCTTTTTAGATAAAACTTTAAGTTTTCATAATCAATACTATTGTCTATGTAATAACCTATATACTCGTCAATGTCATTTAACTTGTCATAATGATTGTCTAATTTTTCAACAAGTTCATTCGCAAGAGTGAGAACTTTATCACATATTTCTTTATATTCGCTCTCATTCTTGCAATTTTCAAAATCATAATCTAAATCATTTAACTTGTCCTCAATTACTCTTAAACTGCTCATATTAAAAGTTTACCTCCATTTTTCTACATTTTGCAAAATCTCTTAATGCTTGTTGTTCTTTTTCAGTAGGCTTTCTATTATGTAGTCCTCTAACTTGTACTATTGTATTATGTCTTACCTCAAAAGTAATTAAACTTTCTTCTTTATTTGTTCTTAAGAAGTATATTAAACACTCCCCGTCAATAACTCTCTTAATATAACTTGCTACACAATGATTAAGTCTATCTCCCTCTTTCTTAAGGTCGTTGCTATTCTTTGGTGCTACTACATAGTACATTTTACCCTTATATTCTTTAAAATCTTTGTATCTGCTTGTAAATGTTTCTTCTTTTTCCTTTTCTACAATTACTTTATGATTTCTGCTTGTTATATCGTGTGTTTGTTTTAAATAACTTGAATATAATGTCGGCTTAATATCGTCCGTAGTACACATATTAAGATAATCTCTTAATTCAACCACAAAGTCGTTAATACTATTATACCCTTGATTGATTGTTTCATTGATTACATAATTTGCAAACTTGCCAAATGAATAATTATCTCTAAACACTTGCTCGTGTGTATAACTAGTCAACATAGTGGCTAAAAGACTATCGTTTCTATTATAATAATAACCACTCCTATAAAACTCTATATTATAAAATCTTAAATCTTCTTCATAATGTTTCATTTCGTCAATAAGTTCAAACCACTCGTTTTCAGTTTTATGTAGATTATACTTTTCGTTATTTTCTCCACTAATAAAGTTTCTATTGTCAAATAACATTTTAATATCTCCTCGCTCAACGGCTTTGTCGTATGTTTCTTGTGATACACCTATAATTTTATTAATAGGTAGTGGCTTATCTACTTCTAATTTCAATAAATCGTCCACTATTTCTTTTGGAGAAGTTTTTAAAATTATTTCAAAAGACTTATTTACTGCATATCTTCTTCTTAATTCTTCTAGGTCAAGACTTCCCTCGTAGTTTACACCAAATAATGTATTGATAAACTCTTTACTATCTACTCTTTGAAGAGAGTGTGTTATATTCCAATCAATACTATCTCTAGTAGTAGTTTCTTCTTTTTCTACTTCAAACACGGCTTGTTTGTTTTCAAAAAAACTAATTACATTTTCCTCTAATAACTTCAAATTAATTCTAGTATTATCTCTATTAATATTATATTTATATTTTTTTATAACAATACTTGCCAATTGAAAACTATAACCAACTACGACACAAAGTGTATCACTCTTGTTATAGATTGTATATACCACTTCGTCGCCTTGTAATTCGTCAAGTGCTAAACCAGTTGCCAAATCAAAATATGTCCCATTTGTTCTGCCGTCATACTTAACAACTACTTTACTTGAAAGTGGTACAAAATTATTTGTATAAACATTTTCCACTTCCTTATGTAATTCGTCGGTCTTCAATTCTAAATCTTTTTGTAGTTTATTTATTTGTCTTTTGATTTCTTTTATTTTATCGTCGTTATTTGTAGAACTGCTACCAATTAAACTTGTTAGGTCGTGTTCCTCGTTCTTAAAATATTCCTTTATATAATTTACCATAATACTCCTCCTTATAATAATTCTTTATTTTCCTTAATATCTATCACTTTAAAATTACGACAACCACAATTTCTATGAACTCTAGTGTTATGTTTATAAGATAAGAACACCTCTCTTGTCATTCTATATCTATACCATTCGCACCCACATTTTTCACAAACTATTTTATACTTATAAGAACTTTCTCGGTGGTCGCTTGTAGGTCTAACTTCATTTGCTCTTGCATAAATGTTATCAATGCTCGTTGTTCTTGTGATATGATAATCAGTTCTATTATTTACATACCCTGCATAATACTGCCACTTTGCTTTATGCCCTATCGTGTCTTTAAAAGTATGCAATATTTCGTGAATGATTGTATTTTTAATATCGTGGTCTAAACCTATTTCTAATAACCAACTAGATATGTTAATATCTCTTTTATCAACACATTGTCCTAGTCTATTCTTTGCTTTATAGTTAATTGTAAAATGAAGATTTTTTGGTATCATTTTACCTAGTCCAATATCTTCTAATTCTTTTATACTTTCTTTACTTAATCTTATCAACTTTTCGTTCATAATTGTTCTTCCTCCTCTTTACACTTATATTATAACATATAATTTAAAAAGTCGGGAAGTAAATTTAACTAATTAAGATAAATTTTTCATTTTCTTTAACACTACTACCAATGTTTTCATTAATTAAATCTACTATCATAGTGTTTTCTTCTTCGCCGTCGTTTTCAACAAGTTCACAATACCAAGCATTATGTACTCCATTTAATTCGTCGTCGTTTCCTAAAAATACTCTTATTTTAGATAAATCTAACCCTTGTTCTTCTAATTTTAGTGCCACTTCTAATATGCTTTGCATAGTTAATTGTGTATTCATTATTTTTCCTCCTTTACATTTAATACAAACACTTGTTCGCTATCGTTCAAATCAATATATAATTCGTTTTTATCGGTCAAATAAATACTTGCTCCGTTTTCGTATGCTAATTCCTCAATATGTTCTGCTATAATCTCATATAAATTATTCATTAATTGTTCTTTATTCATTGTCTGCTACCTCCTTTTTATACTCTATATACCAACTATCATTTTGAAAATACTTATCACAACCTATATCAATAATATCTTCATTATATAGTGTTTGGTAGCATTTATTTTGCTTTTCTAATTCTTTTTTCTCTGCTTGTAGGTCATTAATATATACAATAACCCAATAACAAGACACAATTACTAAACCTATTAATAAAGCACATAATATACTAACACATATTTGCATTTTTCTTGCCATTTCTTTTAATTCCATAATTTACTCTCCCTCATTATCACTAAACATATCTAAAAAGTCTAGTGCTTGATAATTTCCAAAATCAGTTAATTCTCTCAATTTATCATAATAATCAAAATTGTCCTCTTTTTGCGATAATTCGTCTAGTGCTTTAATTAAACCATTTTCAAGTTTTTTAACATAATCTATATTCAACTCGTGTACTAATTCCATTTCACTCTCGTTGCCAATTTGATTAATTATATCTAGTGGTGCAATTATCTTATCAAAACATTTTTGCATTGTTTTTTTCTTTAACTTTGAATAGATTTCCACCTCTATCAATAACTATTACATAAGGCTCTTCATTAAACATATTATTTACCTCCTTTGGCTAATTTTTCTAACTTTTCAGTATCAAACATTATGTTTTTAAATAAAACATTTTCTTTTGTTTTTTTAGTATCTACAATATCAAGATAATCGCTCTTTGATATATCAGTATTACTTTCAAGGTCAAGTATATGTTTATCTCCATTATCTTTTTCAATAATCATAACTCCCTCTTTATTTCCATAACCTTGTTCGTGGTGTTTATTTACTATTACCACATTTGTTTTTATTTTAACTTCTTTAATCATTTTTGTTTTGCTCCTCCTTTTAATATTTTCCACCTTATAGGCTTTAGGAATAGTATTGTAAAAGATTAGGAAAGACTACAACAATACTACTCATAAAACCTACAAAATAGGTTTTTTTGCCGTGTTATAACCAACGGCTTTCGCTTTCTTTTAGTCCTACAACATAACCATAATCGTTGTCTTTAACCACAAAGGAATTTTCTTTTATTCTAACCAAGAACTCCGTATTTTCTTTGTTAATTTTATTATGTCTTTTAACTAACTTTGTTAGTCTTTTGCAAGTTCTTTTATATTCTCTTCTGCTTTTTATTTCCTTGCTATCTAATAATTTTAGTGTGTTTACACTTCTTATTTCCATTATCATAATATTTCCTCCATTACATATTAATTATACCATACAATTTCGTAAGTAGGGAAGTAATTAGAAAGTTCTAGTAAGCAAATTAGTATCTGCTTTTTCAACCCCAATTAAACCTATTTCGCTACATACTTCATCGCTTTTGTTATATACATAAGCATAACACTCTTTGTTTTGTAGGTCTTTTCTATCGGCTTTCCATTCTTCGGTGTTATTGCTAACATAAAGCATACTATATAGATTTCCAAAATTACTTTTTGTATATATAATATGATATACATAAGCATTATAATTTTTTTCAAAATTATTTATGGCTCTTATTAAGTCCATTTCTCCGTCTTTTACTTCTCTTATGTAGTATCTATCACTCATATACAATTTATCACTAAATCGTGGCTCTAAACCTAATAATTCTATTCTCTTTTTACTTTCTGCTATTTGTTCTTTAGTAGGCTTGTATTCTCTTCTAGGGACGGCTTTTATTTCTACATCTTTACCTATTGTTTCTTTCATACAATATGCTTGTTTGTAATTATCGTATATTTTCATATTTCCCTCAAACACATTATAATAAAAACTACCTTGTGTGCCTTTTGGTGTAATGTTTCCATAAGTTTTGCTATATAAATAATACTTGCCGTCGTGTTTTTCTTCTAAAAATTGCATAAACAACTCATAATATTTTTCTAGTACCTCGTGTGTCCTTGCTAATTCTTTGTTATATTCTTCTGCTCTATAATATACTTTGCTCTTTCCGTCTTTACTTTCCCACTCTAAAACATACTCATAATTGCCACTCTCTATTTCAGTTTGTGTTATAGGTGTATATGTACTACTTATTTGCTCTCCTAAACAATATTCGGTGTAGTGCATAGTAGACAATTCGTAAAGGTCATAATCTCTATATTTTGTCCTTATCTCTGCATTTGTCTTATACAAAGCATAATTCCAATCATAACAACTATCATTTAAAACTAAACCTCCACCATTAATTCCTCGTAAAAGTCTTAACTCTTTTTCGTGATAATCTTGTTCGTCTGCTCTAAACTCCCACCTACTATATGTTAATGGTCGTACATTATTACAAGCACTAGTGATAAATATTTTACCCTCTTTTGGCTTTCTTGTTATACATTTTACTTTTTCATAACTCATAATTATACCTCTTTTCTATTTCTATTTTCTATGGCTCTTTCGTGTGCCAATATCTCTTTTTTACTTCTGCCGTACATTTTATTGATTTTTCTTTTTTCGTTTTTATATTCAATTTGTTTACTAATATTTTGCTTGTGTGCTACAATAAGTTGCTCTATAATATTGTTAAACTGCATATAGTCCTCATAAGTAATTTTTGTTATGTCGCCGTTAAACCAATTAACCTCAACGACTTTATCTTTATTTACTCCAAAAATTTCTTTACTATATTTCATTATTAAGTTTTCCATTTTTATTAGTGTATTTATTTTTTCTTTATTAAAATATAATTGTCTTCCCATATTATTCCACCTCAACTAAACTATTATATGTTACACCCTCGCTATCGGTATATACTCCTTTGTCTACTTTACACTTTGTATCAAAATAATGTTTTTGGTCGTTATATACTCTCATAACTCTATCATAACCTAATATGTCTATATATTCGTCTGCATAAGGTCTATGATAATATTCGCTACAAGCATTGATACAAACACTTGTAAAAATGTCTTCCCCATATACCAAGCAACTCATAATCATACTTCTTAAACTTAATTCTTCTAATTCTAATTCTTGCTCTTTAGTTAATGTTTCTAGTCTTCTTAATGATTGCTCTTGTTCTCTTATTTCTTCTCTATTCATATATAGTCCTCCTTTGTCTTTACACTTATATTATAACATAAGATTTTCCAAGTAGGGAAGTATTATGCAAAATTATCAATAAAATATTTCGTATCAATTACTTTATCTTTATCGTCAGTAATATATTCATAATAATATTCTATAATTAGTGGTGGCTTTCCAACCTCTGCTAATTCTATGCTACAAATAAACATATCTAAATCTTCGTCGTATACTTCATTAGCATTACTTATTTCGTCCTTATAATCACAAATATCTTTACTATACCACCTATTAAAATATTCAGTGGCTTTATTGCCTATATATTCTCCTAATTTATCATAATCTATATTATTCATAATTACCTCCTAATTTACTTTATCGTCTTTAGTCCAAAAATCGCAACTATAACCCATACCACTATCATAATTAATGGCTACTATATCGTCGTCATTTAATGTCTTTAGATATTCTAATAAGTCCTCGTATTCCTCAATATCTGCTCCACTTATATTAAAATATTCTATAATTTTCTTAACTTCTCCTAAACACATTTCGCCGTTATCATATATTTCTTGCATTGTTATTTTTCCTCCTTAATAACCTTATTTTGCATATATTCGCCACCATTTCCACTCACTATGTTAATAAGTCCTATATCTCTTAAAAGATTTTCCTTATTTTTAGTGTAAATATCAAATATACTTCCCTCAATTTCTCCTCGTTCACAACAATCATTTACATAATTTAAAGTTAAAACATTGTTATATCTTTCTTTTAATTCACTAGGAATAAATGGCTTTAAATATTCTAAACCTAGTAAATCGCCTTGACTTATTAATTCATTAAACTTTGCTATATCAAACATATTATTTACCTCCTAATTCCATTTTACAAAAGCAAACACTTGTTCTCCTCTATATATTGCATATTTTCCGTGTAGTGTTATTGCTATATTATTGCCACAATCATAGTCATAAATGTTAAAGTCGCCCTCAATAGTTGTTAAGAAGTCCAAACAACTTAAATGCTCGTTATTTTCTAATATATAAACATAATTAGTGCCGTCCCCGTAAAGATTACCTATATTATACTTAAAATCGCTCGTTCCTACGGCTAAACTTCCTATGTCGCTTTCAGTTGTAAAGTATTTATCGGCTTTATTTCCTAAATATTCTAAAACTAATCTATCATAAAGTTGTATATCTTCTTTTGCTAATTCCCAATAACCTTGATTGTCTTTTAATCGCTTGTCGTTAAGAACTAAATCTTTAAACTCGTTTATAGTTTTTGCCTTGTTCCAATAATCTTTTATGATTGCTATACTCCCCTTATAATCGTATATACTCTCATTATTTAAACATCTTTTTGTAAAGTCTTTTATTTTCTTTGTTTCTAAAAATTGTTTTTCCATAATTACACCACCTTAATATATAAATTTTATTGTATAATCTTCATTTAAGAAGTCAAAATATTCTTTTTCTAGTGTTATATCTCCAATTTCAAAATTACACTCTAAACAAGCAACTTCCCTATAATCTAGTTCAGTTTTTCCTTTTTTCCATATAACTATGTTATCATAATAGTTACTAGTGCCACTTGCTATGTCTATTGTTAATACATAGTCTTTGTTAATATCTATTGAAAATAAACCAATATTATCGTCTTGTCGTGCATTTAATTCTTTAATTAGTTTTTGCATTTCTAAACTATCGTCGTCAAAATTAATATCTTGTAATAATCTATTAATATAATCAATATATTTTTTATCTGCTTTTATTTCTATCGTTTTCATATTTACACCTCGTTAGTCAAAGTTTCTATTTTTAATTCTTTCTTGTATTTCTTTTAAATCTTGTGTGTATTCTTTGTTATTCCAATCGTTCTCAATTTCTTCTCGTGTACCTTTTAAAAGTCTTGTTATACCCCTAATTTCTTTAACTTGTGTTATATAAGATTTTAAATTATTTTCTAATATAGTACTAATTAAATTACTCATACAAGATTGATAAGTGTAGCACTCCCAAGTTCTATTGTAATATCTAACTTTTTTACTTTCAACTTCGCCCCAAGGTGCAATTAATGTGCTTTTATGTCCCCAAGAGTTGCTAGTTTCCCAATATTCATTTACTATATTATATTCATTTCCACTTTTACATTTAATTTTTTTTATTTCCATAATTTTTTCCTCCTCTTTACACCTATATTATATCATAAGTTTTCCAAATACGGGAAGTAAATTAATTTTTCCCTTGTTTTAGTTTGTCGTTTATTTCCATTTCTGCTCTTTTGTATAGTTCGTCTAGGTCGTTATAGTCTATGCTATTATGATATAAGTCAATATCTTTTTGTCCTAACATACTAATATATAAGTGGTCGTCATATAGTCCGTAAGTGTCGCTACAATCAGCACAAGTCCACCCAATATCTGCATTATATTTTAGTAATAAGTCCTTAAATTCTTTTAAAAATTCTTTTTGTTTTACTGTCATATTGACACCTCCTAAAATAATTTTTCGCCGTCTATTTCCAAGTCTAGGTCATATTGTAGGTTGCTTGTTATAGTTGCCTTAATATAATCTATAAAGTCCTCTAGGCTATTAATTCCTAATTCTTCCCTCGTATCTGCTCCTATCTCGTCATAAAGTTGTGTTATATATTCCTTATTTAAAGTCATAATTTTTCCCTCCTAACTTTCAATAAACATTACAAGGTCTACTCCGTCCTTGAAGTTTTGGCTTTCTAATTCCGTCATAACTTCGTCGTACTTGTCCTCGTCTAATTCCATTAAATCTCTATATAATCTACCATAAAGTCCTTGACTACTTGCTAAACTCTTGATTGTTTCCATAATTTCTTCTCTTTTCATAATTTTACCTCTTTTCCTTTATTTTAATTTTTCCTTTACTAATTCTAAATGATTTTCGTGTATGTTGCCTTGTTCTAGGTCTTCTAAAAGTGCCTTGTGTAGATTTCCCACATACTTTTTAAATGTTGTTATAATCTTGTCTTCGTTGCCTTGTGTCTTTCTAAAAGCAAGTTGTCTTCTTCCGTATGCCATATACTCGCTAGTAGGCTTTATCAAATAACTACTATTAAGTTTTTCCATTGTGTAGTCGTTTTCGCCGTTCTCTCTTATCTTAAGTATTATACTAAACATATCATTGTCAAAATACCCGTTAATTTCCTCGCTTTTGTCTTGTGCTAGGTATAATTGCACCCATAACACATTTTTTGCTAGGTCGCTCCTTGATAATGATATTTTACTATTTTTAAAAACCTCTTTATAAACTAATTCTAATTTACTTTCCATAATATTTCCTCCGTTCTTTCTCACGGCTCGTGTTATGGCTCTTGTTTCCATAAGCACGGCTCGTGATTTCTTTCCGTCGTTTTCAAAAACCTTATAGTGGGTCATTTCTTTCCGTTAAGGCTTGTTATTCTTCAGTTAAACCAAATCTAACCTCGTCCAAATCAACCTTGTTAAAGTTAATCTCGTCCCCGTAGTAAAAGTCTTTTAAGATGCCGTATAATTGCATATCGCTCAAGTCTTTTAAGTCGTGGGTATTTTTAACAATTCGTGTTATGCCCTCATAGTTGTTTTGGTCGTTGTTTAACCATAACATAACCAACCAAGTATCTCTATTACACCACCCGTTGTAGTCCTCAAATGCTAATTTATATTTTTTTGCATATTCAGTTTTAAATTCTTTATTATTCATATTATAATACCTCCAATTTTTTATAATTATATTTTACACCATTTATTAATTCATAGGCTAGTCGCTCGTTAATAATTGTATAATCATATTGTAAAGTCTTAACCATATCTCTAATACATAATGAGTTATTAATGATAAGATTAATATCGTCATACAACCCAGTTGTTATATAAAGTTTTTTCTTCTTTTCGCTATAATACCAATTAAGATTATTTTCTAGCATATAATTTTTTATTTCTTCTTTATTCATAGTAATCTCTCCTCTTTACACTTATATTATACCATAACTTTTCTAAACTAGGGAAGTAAATTGTATTTTTTTACAACTTTTTGCACTCTCTAGTTGTATTATTCCCTTTGTTAATTATATTATACCACAAGTTTTGCGAAGTCGGGAAGTAAACGGCTTTTTTATTCCTATATAATAAGGAAAGAAAAAGGCTTTTTTTGTAAAATTGTAAACTTTTTTAATAAATTGTAAAAAAGGGGTTGTAATTTACTTTTTTTAGTGGTATAATAATAATGTAGTAAGGGAAAGACTACAAAAAAAATGGAGGTGAAAAAAAATGAAAAAAAGGCTATATCTTAAAAAGTGGCTAGAAAAAACATTGATTTTAATTAATTCTTTAATATTTACGTTTTTAGCAATGATTAACGACTTCAATTTTAAAGGCTTTATAATTCTAGTAGTATTATTAATTATTTTTAGTTTTAACGGCTTAATAATTAGTAAATATGGTAGACTACTAAAAGACGACGGCGAAGAATAAAAAGCAAGTATAACGGAGGTAAAAAAAACTTTACAATGTAAAACAATTTATTGACGACTTAAAGGGGGCAGGGTTTGAAGTCTTCTACACCAAAGGAAACGACAAAGACACTATAAAACTATATGAAGACGACAAACAAACGATATACATTAATTATAATTATAAGTATATTGATATTATAGAAAAATAAAGAAAAAGGAGATATAAAAAAATGAAATTAGAAGATATTAAAAGAATAATAGAAAATAAAGGGGAAACATTAACAAAGGAACTAAAAAAAGCAGATATTAACGGGGGCTTTATGGTAAGTTTAGAGGGTGCAGAAGTACAAAAAAATGTAAACGATATAAACGGAATAAAAAAAGCAATAGAAGAAAAACAAGAAATAATAAAAGATAATAATAATATGTATATAGGCTTATGGCTTAATA